CATCTTCGTCGGAAGGGATTTCGGGAGTGTCAGATTTCGATTCCGATTTCCTTCGCGCTGTGGATCTCTTCAAGCGCCTTGTCGATTGAGTCGAGCTTGATTTCAAGGTAATAGCCCTTCACCTGTTCGGCGTTCGACCGCAAATGTTCGATGCACTCATCCAGCGTGTCACCGACGCCGATCACCGCTCCGATCTCAGGCAGTTCGTAGAGTTGGGGAACGAAAAAATCCTTCCCGTCGATCTTGCAATGGTTGCGCAGCTTCACGAACTTTCGGATTTCCTCCGGGAACTCCACGGCCTGCCAGTTGTTCGTGGCCCAGGACGAGTGAATCATGGCGATGGCGGCGTACTGGTGCGCCGTTTCAGGTGACGCCATGTTGCCTTCAGCACCTTCAGCGATGATTTCCGGCCAGTTGGAGAACACTTCCTGCATGGCCTCGTTGGGAGGTGAAGGCAGTCTCGCGCATGGGTCTATGAGAAACACGTCCTTCTCGGGTGTGATGCGAAGCTCCGTGGAAAACCAGCCACGGTAACGTTGTTCCCGAAACCAATCGCTCATCTTCTCGTTGGGACGGCGATACGCCTCGGGGATCTCGGTCCAATCCATCACGCGGCCTATGAATCCGAGGTCTTTTATTTCACAACCTGAGTACGTCTTTGATGGCCACTGTCCGTCCACCGTCCAGGCATCAATACCCCACTCTACTGCCGGCGATATGTCCGGCTCGACGATGAATTGAACGAGCGTTTTCTTGGCTCCCAATTTGTGCTCCAGCTCGTCGAGCTTGGGCTCCGACAAATGATAGTTCTCGTTCTTGAACGTCTCGAAGTCACCACGATTGGCGCTGATCTTGACCCACACCTTCTCATGTTCTTTCAAATACTCGCGCAGTGCTTCGATTCCAACGACTACCGTGGCCGGACTGGGATCGACTCCGTGCTCGTTCAGGATGCGTTTGGAAGCAACCCGGTTGAGCTCGATCAATTCACCCTTTCGAGCGCCCCAAACCTGCTTTCCCATCTTCTCGCACGCCACCTGCATGTCCCCAAAGTAAACGTCCGGGAAAATGATGATGTCCGATTTCTCGATGGCGTCCCAGACCCAACGAACACGGTCCATTTCCTCGAAACCGTCTCCCGGCAACAGCGAGTTGGACTTGGGAAACCCGGAAGCCCAAGGGGTCCAGTAGTACGTGTGTTTGAAACCGGGAGCGCAGGACAGGGCGAAGTCAACGAACAAACCGTTGTCCACCCACGTCACGATCTTGTCTTTCGGGTTGCAACTCATTCCTCGTTGAAGGCGTACCGTTTGGCATGGGCTTCAGCGGCGTCTTTCATTCCCTGGCCCATCAAATCAGCCCTGGTCATCGCGTTCTTGCGTTGAATCTCCGAGGCCGTGGACAGGTTCTTGCGCTGCTGTTCGGATTGGAAGTCGATTTGTTTGTGAGTCCGCTTCTGCACCGCGGCGGCTTCCTTTTCCTGCAACTTCTGTTTCGTCTTGGCCTGATTGGCAGCCAGGTCGGCCATGACCTTGGGGTCCAGGTGACCGTTGCCGTTCTGCTGCGCCTGCCGTTGCTCCATTGCCTTGACCTCGTTCATCAACTTCCCAAGAGACTTCTGGTAGGCCGTCACCTTTTCCTTGGCTGTTTCGTCCTCGGACAGCTTCCTGATGTGCCTGGCGATGAAGACTGCCACCGCATTGAATCCTCGAACGTCTTCGGGCGTGCCGACGCCACCAGATTGCATCACCTGCTGAATCTTTAGCGCGAGAAGATCCAGACACGTCTCGATTTGTTCCGTGTGGTTCATTCCGGGCTTTGGCTTCATGGGAACTCCTGACCCCATCATCGAACCGAAAGACAACTCGGCGTTGTTCACACTGTCCGTGACCTTGGCTCCGCCGCTCAATGGCACCAGTTCATTGGCCAGTTTGCTGTCGGACAACGCCTCGGTGTACATGTGAAGAACTTTCCGCTGCGGTTCCGGGTCGAGCAACGGTCGGATGGCCAACAGTTCCTTCGACTGCGCGATTTCCAGCATCTTGTTGCCACCTCCAACCACCCGCTCGGCCGTAATCTCCCAGGTGTCCACGTCGAGAAAGGCGTCGGGAATACCTCGGCGTTTACACGCTTCCTGAAACTTCTGAGCATCCTTGTTCTCGGTCTTCTTTTGCGTGAACCGCCGGCACTCTTCCCGGTAGGCGAATTCCTCCTGTACGTAGGCAAGGTTGAGCAACCCTCCCATGAGTGCGTTGACCTGGTTCACCTTGGCGATGGTTTCGGTGGCGGTCTGTTCACGTTGAGTTCCGGTGTCGATGTCCTGAGTGTAGGCGCTGCTGGACTCGCTCATTAACTGACGGAACCCGGATTTGGTCTGGTTTATCAGCTCCACGTTGACTTGGTGCCGTTCCTCGTTCTTAACGATCTGGATGCCCTCCTGCAACACGCCCTTGTCGAAGAAGGTCATACGGTTCAAACGCGCCAGGTCTGCCGGGTTGGCTACCCGGTACCACGTCTGCAAATCTTCCATCGTACATTCAACTTCCTTGCACCGAAGCCGGTTCATCAAATGGCACACGTCGAACAACTGAAAACCAAGGCTGCGAACCGAGTGATAGTGGAATGGTGGCTTGTTCGACAGGTCTCCAAACTGGATGTGCAACAGGTTGGACAATTCACGCGCGAAGATTCGTTCTGATTTGTACACCCACTCGGCGTCGGTCGAGTTGTAATTGGCGTAGGACGCTCCCGGAGCCGGTCCTTCCACGTCCTGAATGATACGCCGCTTCCAACCTTTCGCGTCACTGTCGTAGAAGAAGAAGTCCCAAAGAACCACTGCCGGCGCGCTGTCGATGGAGTAGAACGTCCCGGTCTGCTTGTACAACTCGAACATCTTTTCCGGGTTATCAACCCAGGTGTAGTTAGAGGAAGTCAGGTTCTCGTTCTTGATCGCGTCGAGAAGCTTTCTGACCATCGGTTGACGCCATCCCGGGTCAACCGTCTTTCCCTGAGTTCGGTCAATCAACTCGGAAGGTGGGTACACCCGGCGCACAGCGAAGAAGGGAAGATTCTCCAGGGACGTATCCGTGTCGGTTGGTATCAACAGGTCTTCCACGGCCACGTAGCGAGGCCGCCAGTCCCACCGTGACTCCCACAATTGGGCACCGATGCCGTGCAACACCACTCCTGAAAACTTGGATCGGATGAGTTGGATATAGGGCCAGCTCCGTTTCATCACCCGGTTGATCCTGGTGGTGACGAAGGAACTCCACTCCGATCGTTTGGTGACATCCCCCCGGTCTCCACGGATGGTGAAGAAATTCTCCGGTTTCAGGAAGGCGTTCTCGTACTGGGAAAGCGCCTGTTTACCCAGAACGCAGGCTTCCTTGAAATTGACGTTGACCGGGATCTTGTTGTCGGTTGCCTCCTGTTGCGTGTAGGGAGGCCAGCCGTCGAACAGCTTGTTGATCTTGGTGCGGTTGTCGGAGCGGGTCAGGTCAGCCCACTTCATGTCCCAGATTACTGATCCGACGTGCGCGGGCGTGGAAAAGTTCACTCCGCACTTCTACGCTGTGAAAGACGGTCTGTCTAGCCCGGAAGCAACGCTCCGATGCCGGTAAACATCGTCTTGAAAAACGAGTCGTCGGGAGCGGCTGTCTGTCCTCCGTAAGCCTGGAATGAACCGTCAACCTTTTTGAAGAGTTGGCCGAGCCGGTTTCCGTTCCCCTGGGTGATCTTGAATTGCCACTCCTGTCCGTTTGAGTCGGTGTAGGAGTAGTCCCGTTCTGCTGGAGAGTTTTCAGTCCACATGCAGGGACTTCTACACTCACTCACAGCCCTCGTCAACGTCTCTTGTGCAACTCGGACACAACTGATCCGCTCCCAGTTTGTCGGCATAGACCTCTCGACCGCAACTTGGACAGCAAGACCATTCGTTGTTCGACCGTTCGATGTCACGGTCAGTGACACCTGGAGGAAGATTAGGATTGCCTGGAAGCGAGTTCATTTTCCTCTTTGGTGTGATTGGAGCGATATGTTTCCAAAGCCTGTTCAGAAACATCAACGTAACGCTGATTACTTCCGACATCATGCCCGTTTAAGACATAGCCTTTAGCGAGTGGAAGTATAAGCATGACAGCACTCGCCAACGCTTCGGCATCGGTGCGGAGTGCTTCAACTAATTCATAAATTGATTTTCCTCCTGCTTGTTCGTAGGTGGAAACGCCAAACGCTTTCCAAATACGATTCACGATTTCTTTTTCTTCCTCATAATCTTTTTGGAGTTGTTGATTTTCCTCTCTTAATTGGGTATTCTCAGCACTTAATAATCTCGCTGTGCTTTGCGAAGCAGATAATTCACTTGCTGGAACATCTTGTCTTTGACATGTGGATAGTTCAAAAACTAATTGAGATACTTCTAATTGAAGTGCTTTAGTTTCCTCTCGCGCATACTCCTGGCAGGCGGTTCGGATTATATTACTTTCTTCTTCGCACATCTCGTATTTGGCGAGCATGGCTACTGTATTCTGTATGATTTCCTCCAACCTGTCGTTTGTGTTTGTGGTGGTCATTTGATTTAGTCGTTAAAACCGTGCTCGACAATTCTCTGCGCGTCTTCGTTTTCTTGCGCGAGAAGTTCCGCGTCTTTTCTGCGACTCATATGGAGTGCAGCGTGAACATCATCCACCCAATAAAACATTCCGTTTTTCGGCTCAAATGCGAGATATTGTAGTCCATGCCCTTGAGCCTTTCCGTTTTCAATTAACCATGCGCTTCGTGTTGCCATATTTTCTCCTTGTAACAGTTTCCTATATTTCTCAAACCCTTTTCTCAATATCGCTTGCCTGTGTTCGCGCAGTCCCGCCATTGAACATTCTTGCTCAACGTCGTGAATGAGTTTTTCCAGTTGTGGGGTCATTTCGTTTTCCTCCAAATCATCACAATATAAAATATCATCGTTCTGGTTAGACATCCTAGTAGGAACGCAATTAGAATTTGTAAGTTAGTTCTCATTTGATTTGATCGCGGGCGTTGAAAGAGTTGAGCGCGGCAGACAATTTCAGTCTGCATGCTGTTTGATTCCTGGGCCAAGTCAGCACTTTCCAGCATCGCCACTTTTCGCATTGCTTGGCGTGCGATTGAGTCTTATTCCTCCACGCGCTCATAAATTAAAGGCAACGACGGCCAAAGCTCTTAAAAAATTGACTCGCCAAGCTCAGGCTGGATGCGTTCTCCACATTCGTCGTTGCCAAAGTGCATGGCTTTCCGTTATTTGCTTTCAGGGCGCTGTCAGCAACCCCGGATGTTTTGCAATCCGGCACTTCTTGCAGTCCGGCCACGGTTGGAGCCATGCGTCCAAAAGTCATTTCGCCTTGTTCGCCGGGTGCAGCTTCTTCAAGTCCGGTGACAAATCAGGAGGAACGATCACACGATCTCGTAGAACATTTATCAACGAACCGTCCTTGGACTGGTGAAACAATACCGCTTCGGGCCAGATGCTCTTCACCGTCCGAACGTTCACCGGGTCCTCATCCGTTCGCTCGGTCTTGAACGTGATCTGGTTATCAGGTCCAGCCCAAAAATGGTGAATGAGTTTTTGGTCGGTCGCCCTTGGTGGCAGAAACTCGTGACTGGCCATGTCCCAACAACGCGCGCCTTTGGTGTACTCGGCTAGGTCGGAATGAGCGTTCACAGGATACACCGACACCGCCGCCAGATGTTGTTTGATGTCTGCCGGCGCCGACACTGCCCCTTCGCTCTTGATGATCGGTCCAAAGTAACGGCGCGGTTGTGAGTAGTAACCGTCTGCCAGTTCGTCCAGCCAACCTTTTTTCAATGGAACACAGTCAGGTTCCAGCCAAAGGAAGGGCCATTTCGTCGTCTGCATCAGTTGAAATGACAACCGTTCAAACATGCGATTGCACGCCTGCTGATACTGTTCCACCTGGCCAACTGTCACGATGACACTGGAAGCGTGACCGAACACGTCCTGGGCGAGCTTCTTCAACTCGTCACGATCCTCCTGTTTGATGGCTGAATCAGCACCAAGCAAACAGGAGTGGTTGGGGCAACCTCCAAGCTCTCCGATCCACAGGAGAAGATTGCGAGCGAGGGTGAGGTCTTTGGTACAATATGGCAGGAGGACGGTTAAGTGGTTCATATCATTTCAACAGTTTCGGGTTCAGGCGGACGAGTTCTCCAGGAGGGATCGGGAACGATTTATTCTTGGGTTTGCAAGAACCAGTCGAAGCGTCGTAACGCAAAGGGTGGCGGTCGAGTGCCTCAAAGTTTTTGAGTATCCAAGCGTGCTCGTCGGAATTTGGCCAATTTTCACCCATTGGATTTCTCCTTATTCACCCAACAATCTGTCACTGCCTCGAACTCCTTCCACTGAACGTCCGTCGTGCGTTCAGCGATGGTCTGGAAAGGCACCCAGACTTTGAGCGGTAGGTGACATGAACACACCGCGCATGTGTGAAGCTCTTCTTCACCGTCAACTCGAAGTGCCATGCGAAGTTTCTCGCGACGTTGATCGTGGATAGCCTTCGCGATGATCGTGGTGAGCTTTTGGACGAAATGACCTTCCTGATTCTGTGGACAATTCAGACAGATATTAGCGCGTGATTGCGCCAGTTCTTGTGTGACTGGTATGCCACCTTCCCCGAGCCAGTCTTTCAGGATGTTAGCGCCGGCCGCAAGTGCGGCACCCTGTCTGAGGACGTGGCTCGGACTGAACTGATTCGCTGCCCACGGAGACTTTTTTTTTGACTCAACCCAATTCGGGTCAAAGCCGAGTCGTTCGCATTGATAGGAGTCCAACTCTGTGGCGATGGCTTGCAGGTCGGTTGGTAGGAGACCGTTGCCAACCCGATACTCCTTGATGCGCGCGCACTGATCCCAAAATCCGTAGGTCAGTCCGTCGAACTTGTGGACCGTGCCGTCGGCCTTCTTCTGAATGTAGGGAAAGCCTCCCGGTGGAAATGTTTGTCGAGTTTTAAGGGGCATAGGAAATCATCGTAACTTTCTGTTCGCAGCTTTGTCAGCCTGTTTGTTTATGACAGAGAGGCATCCCAGTAGCTGTTCGGAGTATGAGCCAGCGCGAGATGGGTTTAGTTCTTTCAGACGTTCGGCCTGCCTGATACATCTCTTTGCGTCGGCTTGAAGTTGCACAAGCTCTTCGTAATTGTGCATCGAAGATTCCAATGTCATGTTTTCGATCCGTCCTTCCCATTCGCCTCTGCCGTTACACTCGGGGCACCTTCCTGTTCCACCGCATTCTTCGCACTCGCATTTCATTGGTGGTCACGCATGGGTCAACATTTTCGACATAAGTAAATTTTGAGTTTTCTTCTCTTCCTTGTCAAGGAAGTTGTTTTGTTCCAACTCGAATGCTCCGGGAAGACGGTTGATTTGAAATCCAAGACGACGCGCGCCTTCAACGGCGGTGGCCAGCCAGTCGAACTTGTCAGGGGAACGGCCGATGCGTTCCTTCATCTTTTCCTTGGTCTCGACCTGAACCTTGTTTCCCCTAACTTCCTTCCACTCCCTGAGACATCCCTCTTCCATCACGTCCGGTGGGAGTCCTCGTAGCTGCTCGCTCTCGATGGTGTAACGAACTGAGTACCACAACTCGGTGACGAAGTTGGCGTACTTCTCGTGACACAACATCAGCCTCTTTTCACCCGTTCGAGGATCTCGAATGAACGTGTCGTGTGTTACCGGACGCGATGTGGGTGATCCGCCGAACTCAACCGGATTGACCGCCGGACTCCAAACACGACCGAAGCTGGTTCCCAGTGAACCTCGTCCGGTGGCGTCGTGGAAGACGTTCTCCGGTGGAATGTCCTGTGGAATGCAAGCGTCTCGAACAAACGTGGCAATCTGGTCCTCGGGAGAAATTCCAACGTTCATCTGAATCGGAATGGTGACTGGTATTGGAACGTAGAGAATTAGCCGTCCAGTTTCGTCCATCCCAAACTCGATATGACCACCAACGCAACGGTCACCTCCGACAACACCGTAAGCGGCATCGACCGCGTACGCTTTCACTCGCCGGTTGTTCATCCAAATTGGAGATTCGAGGGCGTGATGTGTCTCACACAAGTCTCGTGTGATGACCTTGCGCGCGATGAGTCCGGTGATGCGTGCGCCTTTGCACTGTGACCAGTACTCCGACGAGTTGGGACCGTAATCGCGCAAGGTGTCCTGAATGACGTCGGGTCGGGTGAGGTACGGAAACCGGACTTCACCGGGGAAATCGAAGTTGGGGGAGTCCGTGCCGATCAGGTTGACACAGACGCCACCGAACTTTCTGGTTTTCCACACCGCAGTCTTTTCCGGCACCGGATGATTGCTCCAACCGCACTCCGGCTCGGCCACCTGATCGAGGGGATCGCCCATGCCCAAAGGGTTACCCAGGAAAGCAGCCTTGAAATCGGGGTTGTTACGCAGGTTCGCGATGGCCGCAAGGAAACTCGTGGCCATGAACTGACATTCATCAGCGAACAGTCTGACTCGCTTCTGTTTTGCGCCGGCGTAACGGCCAAGTCCCTTGTATTGTCCGCGGTCGGACAGGCAGGGAATACAGATGATCCCTTTGCGAAGGTCGCGAATTTTTCCATCGCCGGCTTCCTGGCTGCTGATCGCGTGCAGGTAATCGACCACGAAACCGGGGAAATCATCGTCCATCTCGTGCGCGCGTTCCCAAAGTGATTTGATCGAACCCCAGACACGCAACTCCAACCCACGAACGTCGGTGCTGCTCACGAGAGTCAGTGTTTCCTCGGGGAAACAGGCGTAATCTGTGAGACCGATCTTGGCGATGGTGTAGGTTTTGCCGCTGTTGGCCGATCCCATCAGTGTCGTGTACTGGTGTGAGAGATATTCCTTCAAGATGAGGTCAGCCCAACGATGATCGTCGTCATCGGGCCACCACAGGCGCCACAAGTTCTTGTAATGTTGGAACAGACCAAGGCCGAATACGGTTCCGTCTTCGTCTTTCCACTGACCACCTTTTCGGATGCAGGCTTTCTCGACTTCGATCTCAGGATCGCCGCTGTGGATCTTCCACGTTATCCCGTATTTCGTGGTCGTTTTCATGCTTGCGTGAGGCACACCTTAGTGCAACGGTTGATTTAATTGCAAATCCTATGAGTTCTCCAAATAACTGTTGTAACCCCTGCGCCACAGTTGAGACCGTGAATGTTCCCGGTCTCGAAGGCGACGCCGGGTTGGCTGGTGATGATGGGACAAACGGGATAGACTCTTTTACGTTCACCACGGCGGACTTCACGATGCCCGCCGCCAGTGGAACAGAGGTGGTCGAGGTGGCCAATACCGACTGGATGGTCGTGGGCCAACCGATCTTCGTTCAGGTGGCCGGCATGATGCAGGTGGTGTCGATCGTGGATGGCACACACGTTGAACTCGAAAACCTGGGTTACTCCCAGAACGCGGCGGGTGGAACGAACATTCCGAGCGGCAGCGGCGTGGCACCTGGAGGGTTTGAACCGGACGTGAGCGGGTTTGCTGCTTCTGGAGTCAACAGTGACATTACCAGGCTGACCGGATTGACGACACCACTGCCGGTAAACGAAGGTGGAACTGGAGCGACGACGGCGACAAATGCTCGAACTAATTTCGGGTTGAAGTCCAACGCCAACATTGCCGACGTGGTGGCGAATGCGGCGGACACCTACCTCACCGGATCGGCTCTGCTGATTCCCACGGATGGATTGAAGGCCGGAACGGTGGCGCGATGGAGATTTTTCCTGACCAAGACAGCGGCGGGAGTAGCGGCTCCAGTCTGGTCGGTTCGAGTTGGAGTAGCGGGAACGACCGGTGACACGGCTCGGCTCACATTCACTGGACCGGCACAGACGGCGGCAGCGGATACTGCCGAGGTCATCATTGAAGCTGTTTTGAGGAACATCGGTGCGGCCGGAGTGCTGGCTGGAGGTCTGACTCTCAATCACAACCTGGCAGCGACAGGATTCGCCAATCAGGGAGCGGTGGTGTTGCAGAACACTTCGGCTGGATTTGACACGACGCCGGCCAACCTGATTCTTGGGGTATCGGTCGATCCGGGTGCGGCGGGAGTGTGGACGCATCAACTCGTTCGCGCTGAACTTTGGTTGAACAATTGAAATGCGAATTGACGACTACGCAACGATAGATATTTGGAACGTTGCGGTGGCCAGGAGAAAATTGGGTATTGACCCAAAGTCTTACACGGTGGCGACTCTGCCGGCGGCCAACAAAGGCGACCGTGCTTTCGTGACCGACGCAAACTCCCCGACATTTCTTGGTATCGCAGTGGGTGGAGGCTCGGTGCTTTCCCCGGTGTTTTTCGATGGAACAAACTGGTTGACCGGATAAATGTGTGGCTGAAAAAGAAAAATCGAAAGATGTCTTCGACGGCTTCACGACGCTGGAGGGTGGCGTCAATTCCGGTGTCGTCCCTTCGCTCGTAAAAGAGAACCAGCTTTCCTTCGCTGCCAACGCCACTCTGCGAGGCGGGTATGCCACGGCGCGCGCCATGTTTCACCAGCGCGTTTTGGATTTCGGTGGCAACACGGTACTCGAGTCGCGCTTCAGAACAGGCCGATGGCAGGGAGGGGAATCCTACCAGTCGGACGCCGGACAGACGTATCTGATCTGGTGCATTGGCGGCCGGCAGTTCGTCATCAAACCTGGGCCGGTGAAGTTCAAGGTCCAGGAAATCACCATCAACATTCAGACGGTTACGACGCTGGCCTTCGTGGTGCCGGCAGTCGGCTCTACCGTTAGCGTAAGCGTTCTTGATACAAGTAACCTGCATAACGGGTATCAGGTTGAAATCGCTGGACACAACTACGTTGTGACATCGGTGACAAGTCCAACGACGGTGACCGTAAAAAACGTGGACGATGTTCCTGGAAGCGTTATCGGTGTAGGAGCGCAGTTCATATTCTGGGACGTGAATCCCGCGTCCCGATCTCACGCTTGGCTGTGGCAGTCGGAGAAGTGGATGATAATTAACGACGGTCAGAGCGTTCCCATTTTTTTCGATGGCGCCACCTCGCGACGGTCGAATGTTGCAGGAGATGAACTGACGGCCGGGAGGATGGGAGTCTATTGGAAGGGACGTAACTGGTGGGTCAACCCGGACGGTCTGACATTTCGTGCGGGAGACTTGGTGTACTCGAGCAGCGGCACTCCCGCGGAACAGAAGCGCGACGCCGTGCTCAAGCAGACTCAGAATATCTTCCTGACCAGTGGTAATTTCTCAGTGCCAGCCAACGCAGGTCAGATCATGGCGATGAAGGCCGTCGCCAACCTAGACGTGTCACTTGGGCAGGGACCGCTTCAGGTGTTGACGGCCACGACGATTTTCAACTGCGACGCTCCGGTTGATCTGACGGAATGGCAGAACACCAACAGTGTTCTTTTGAGCGTCAGCCAGATCGAGGGTGGCGGGTTGTCACAGTACTCAACCGTGGTGGCCAACGGCGATTTGTTTTACCGCAGCTTCGCCGGCATTCAGACATTGATTCTTGGCCGGCGAGATTTTCAACAGCGTTGGGGAAACAAGCCGGTTAGCCGGGAGATGAACCGCATCATGCTCGCCGACAACCCGAGCCTACTGGAGTTCTCCACCGCGATCGTGTTCAACAACCGCCTGCTGATGAGCGCCAGTCCAACTGTGTCCGACCGAGGAATCTATCATCGCGCCGTGGTGGCGTTGGATTTCGACATTCTTTCCACGTTGCAGGGCAGTCCTCCCCCGATTTACGATGGCGGTTGGACCGGGTTGCAGGTGTTGCAGATGATGAAGGGCGTCTTCGGTTCGATGGAACGCGCCTTTGCGGCGAGTTTCAACGGGAGTGGCGAGATCGACCTGTTCGAGATCATGCCCTCGGGCGTGGAGTTCGCCGACACCAACAACGACCTGGAATATCCGGTGGTGTGGTCTCTCGAAACCGGTGATATGTTCAAACGCACCGGTCTGGGAGCGTTTGAGCGCGTGAGGTTGCAGGATGGGGAGATTTATGTTGATGATATTCGCGGACGGGTGGACATCAGAATTTTTTATCGTCCCGATGCGTACCCGTGTTGGGTGTTCTGGCATGGCTGGAGCATTTGCGCGAAGCAGGAAGAGTGTCTTCCTGATCCGTTCACCTGTCTGTCGATCCTCAACGCACAGCCGCAATACCGGGTCCGCATGGGGTTTGGTGAACCTTCTCCGAAACCGTGCGACCCGATCACGAACAAACCGTTTCGCGAGTTCTACACCTGCCAGATCAGGATTCTGGTGCAGGGTTGGATGCGGATTAGCGGACTCAAACTGCGCGCGGTGGAGACGATGGAGCCGTTGATGGCGCCGATGATGTGCCAGAGTCCGACGTGCGACCTGCTGCCGGAACTTCCACCGGAACCGGACGTGAACGTGCGAGACGCGTGGTTGACCCACGAGAACAATTGGTGGAGTGTCGATGACGACACGTATTTCCTGATAAGCTGAAAGGCAACCTATGTCGCTAACCGGTCTCAGAGTAAACCAATTCCCGCTTACCGCCACCGCGATCAACGACGACGATTACTTCGGCATCGCCCAGGACGTTGGTGGAGGGGTGTACCAGACCAAGAAGGCAAAACGCAGCTTGTTGATGTCAGCAGACGAACAGGCGTATTGGATCATTCAGGCGGCGCTGCTGGATCCAAAAGCCTATGATTTCCTTGAAGGAGTCACGGTGACAGTTCCACCAAACGTAACCTGGGCTGCGGTGGCGTTTTGGGGTATGCAGGATGCTGGAGGAAACCCTTCACAATACCAAAGAATTGCCGACTCCAAAAAGCCGATGGCTCTTGCTCCCGGTGTCGTGTTCACTCCCAGCTTTGCTTTCTCCCACATTTACATTTGTAAACCCGAACTGGTTACCGGTTCCGATGCTCGTTACTCTTCCGGTTTGAAGGCTAAAAACCTTTATTATCAAAGATTGCAGAGACTCTACACGATACCTGTTTCAAATCTTACGGTTCCAGTTCCAAACACAACTCCATTTGGAACCGGAGTTGTAGTGAACTTTCCGAATGACTTCACTTACGGAATGATCTGTGAAGTGTCTTCGTTTGACGTGGCTTGGACAGGATTACTGACAGCGAGTGGGTTGGGGGTAATGAACCTGGATCACGAAGTCGCCGACGACCACGAATCCAGAATGACCAATGTTACGCTGACCCCTTTCGCCTTGTCTGCATTTCCATCAGTGAAAAGCAGGGCGGCCAGCATTTCTGGAACGACGGGAACCATGCTATCTGGTTTCGGAAACGTGTTTTACTACAAACTACCAGTAGATTGGTGATTTATGAGCGCAAACCAAGAGAGAGGATTTTCGGAAAGTGGTCTTTGGGTTCCCGCTGACGCAAGCGGCGCCGGATTGGTATTCACCAACCTCACAGGCAACTGTCGTTACTTGAGGATCGGAGATTTGGTGGTGTGTTTTTCCAGAATCAGCTATCCAGTCAACGCCTCCGGTGCTAGCGCCAGTTTCTCAGGATTGCCTTTTTCTTCCAAGGCTACGACCAACTCGGTTGCCAACGGAACAGTGTGGACCGATTCCGGTCTGGAGCTTCATCTGTTGGTGTCTGCCGGTGGAACCACGGTTTTCATCTACGGCAACGCAGGGATACAATTCACCAACACCCAATTGTCCGGTAAAGATGTGAGAGCGACTGTGATCTACGAAGCTGCCTGATGTCCGAAACTTCGTGTCCAACGTGCGATCAGGTTGTTGACTGCTGCGTTCCGAGCGGTCTGGACGATTATTTGCTGGTTGGACCGACCTTCTTCAACAACCAGGTGGCGGTGTTGTTTCAATGTCCTCAAGGTTACGTCTGCACGCCAGGAACCTATCCCAAGCTCATCGTCATTGCGGCGCGAACGATTCCGTGGAACCCGCCGCCGACACCCAACTTCCTTCCACTGACGATCAACTGCTGTGACGGGCCGTTGACAGTTCAGTATGACCCGAACATTTCACAGTCGGACTACAACGCATTGCTTCAGTCGATGGTTGACGAGGCCGCGCGCCGGCTGGCTGGATGCCAGGAAAAGGCGTTTCGAGGCAAGAAGAAGAAACAGACGAGTGACGCGCAGACGGTGTTGTGTCCGAACGGCGACCCGATCACCAACGTATCAGGACTTCCTCTGTCCTCGTTCCTGCCAACCAGTATCACGATTTCGGCAGGTGGAAATGGTTTGACGATGAAAGCAGGAACTTTCACAGGAGCAACCAAGGATGAAGCCAATCAAAAGGCTTTGGATGAACTGACCAAGCAGTTCAACAAGGCAATCACGTCCGGCAAGCTGGTTTGTGGAACTGTGACAGCGCCATGTTCGATCTTCGAGAACGACAACACGTCTCAGGGACATCGGACGATGCCGAACGGGCCTTTGCCAACGGGTGCCAATTTCGCTCCTGCTTGGGCGACTCTGGCTCCTGGGAATTACCAGCTTCAGTTTGTCAGTGGTGCATATCAGGTGGCGAGTGGTCCGAACCAATTTGCCGTAAACGGCGGAGCCGGAAGTCCGGTCATCGAGTTGTCGGTGCATCATGGCTCCACATGCACAACCGTTGGCGCGGACAACACCATTGCTGCGAATGCGTTGTTTGATGCGACTGAAGCCGCTGCCGCCGCTGACTTCCTGGCTCAGTACACCGGAAATGAGAAAGAGTTCTTCGTTGGTGACGGTTCCGACGACAATGTTTGCATGGTAGAGGATTCAACCAACGGATTGTTGGGAGTCAGCGGAACGACCAAACCCATCTTCGACCTGGTAAAGATCAAGAAGCTGACCACCGCGCAGCCAGCTTCTCTTCAAATCCAGAATTTCGCCACCTACGCGAACGGTCGTTACCGGATCATCTACGGTGCTTCGACATCCGGTCTGCTGACGTTTACTTCCAATGCCGCCACGATTCAGGCCGCGCTCAACGCCATGCCGTCGATAATCTCGGACGGGGGAGTGACCGTGGTGGTGAATCCGGCGATTCCAAATTTCGGTTCTGGTTTTGACATCACTTGGAACAACAATGGTCTGAGAACCGCGCTCAACCCGCAACTGACCACGGTGAATCCCGGCATCTTCGGACAACTGTTCATCACCCAGGCTGGCAACGCCGGGCTGCCGGCCATTCAAACGTTGTTCGTGGGCAAACGATGCAGCTTCTTCGACGACGACCTGGTGGACCCGGAGTGGGATGGTTCCGTTACCAACCGTTACCTATCCTATCCGGTGTGGCGTCAGTCGGCCACCAGCTCGGTCAATCCGAATTACCCTATCGACCTGCCGGCCGCTCCGCTCGCTATCAAGGTCAACGAAATGGCGTTCATTGAGTGCTTCGTTTATCTCGCTGCCAGTGGATTGCCAGGATCGGGTAGTGGCTGCGGTTGGGTGATGATTATGGTGGGATTCATCGGCGCATTTGCCACTCCAAGTTTGCTGTGGTCGGGAGTGAAGTTCGACGGCCTTACACCAGCCGGCACCTATCACCAAGTCGATTCAACGCAGCTCGATCAACCGTGGACGGATGGCTGTCCGGTGGACATCACGCATGGGGTTGGACAGATCACTTTGGCATGACTCCGAAACCCATTGCGGAAACACCAAGAAAGGCGTAAACACGACTTATGGCTGACGAAACCGAGATGGACGTTAGAATTCCCCCGCTCCCCGCTGGATTCTGTTTCAACGCCACGTCCATTCACAATCTGCTGACTCAGATTCAGGTTTTCTTTCCGAGCGTGTTCGCGGTGTGGAATTTCGGTCCTGACGAACCAACCGTTGAGAACAGGTCTAAGCCGTGGCACAAGACCGATTCGTCAACCAGCATCGGCGTCGGCGATTTCGATTACAGTCCAATCTTCGGACTGTGGTTGAAGAATCACTGGATCAACAACGGTGGCAATCCTCCGTTCAACGAGAGGAAGATTTTTGTCGGTAGCCTGACTGATCTGGAACTCTTCGACGGCGGTGAACCTGGAACCGTCAGCGACACGACCGGGCCTTTCTGGCAGCAAGACACGACGTTCAACAATTTGTTGCCTGTGGGAGTGGGATTATTCGCTCCTAATGTGAACGTCGCGGTGCCAGCGCCTGCCATTGCCTCGGCGGGTGCGGCGGGGAATGATCCGGGTGCGATGGCTGTGTACTTCATCAAACCGACTGGGAGATTGTACGACCGCTCAAGTTAATGGAAGACATCCTGACATACGCGGACATCAAGGCCGACGACGGAATCAACGCCGTAATCGGTTTTTGTCCGGGATCTCCCGAGTACGAGAGTCGTGTCAACGACGCGATTGAACGTATCTACCGCAAGGGCGACTGGTGGACGTCACTCAAGAAGGCGCAGTTCTGTGTCACCAACGGTTGTGTTGCCTGGCCGAAGTTCGTCGGTCGATTGCGCGCTCTGAAACGTTGCAATCACGCAATTCCAATTACGAACGTCTGGGGTTCCTTCCTTCCATTCGGTCCAACCGACCTGAACTCGTCCTGCTTCTGCTCGGATTACACGGCATTGAACGAAGGGACTACTCCAGTGTCACGCAACGTGGCTTGTGGAGCTCTCAATATCAAGGTGCGGGCGTACACGCAGTGTCAGAAAGACCTTGGAAAGATCATTCAACTCTTCGGCATCGACACCAACGGCCAACCGCTCAGGACGCGGAACAGCGATGATACCTGGGTGGATGGAATCAGTCTGGTTCTGGACAAGCCATTTGTGAGCACGACGATGGACATTCGCGAGATCACGAGAGCGATCAAGCCGGAGACTGAGTGTCCGATTCGACTTTTTCAGTATGACACGGTGAACGACGTGTTGATTGACATGGCCGAGTACCAGCCGCGCGAGACCAACCCGCAATACCTGTTCACCCGCATTGGTGGCTTCAACTGCTGCAATACGACATGCGATGGTCAGCGGTCGATCACGGCGTTGTTCAAGATTGCCCTCATCAAACTGCGTGACGACACGGACATCAGCCCGGTCCAGAACCTTCAGGCGATTGCCGCGATGGTGCAGTCGATCAAGGCTGGTCAAAGCGGGGATCGCAAGGCCAGGTTGGAATACGATTTGGATGCGGTTCACGAGATGAATTTGCAGGAGCGCGACTTTGTGCCGACCGACCAGATTGCGATTGACGTGGCGACGTGGGGCAGTGCGCGGTTGGAAAAGGCCGGAATCGGCTGGAACATCTGATTATGCCAACGACAACGATTACACGCTACATTGCCCCCGGAGTTGGAACCAAGGGAACTGGAGCTACCGGTTATGATGTCAACCCGGCACCGAGAACCGGTCAGGGTCCATACGGACTTGTTCCGGGAGCTACCGGACTTCCAGACCCGCACGCTGACCTGGCGAAGCTGATACCAGGTCTGGACTCTGCCACAGGACAGGCTTCTCAGAATGTGATTCACGAGTTGACGGGTGAATTGCCACCGGATGTGATTTCTTCAATCGAAGACGAGGGGGCAAGATATGGTGTGACCTCGGGGATGCCCGGTAGCACGCTGGCAAGGAACCGAACCGCCAAGAACGTGGGTTTGACTTCACTTGGTCTTCAGCGCAGTGGGTTACAGGATTATTTGGGACTGACAACGGGAGTGAAGTCCAATCAGACCGTTCCGCCGGCATTACAAGCCGAGATTGCGTCCAACAACGCGAACCTGAACGCTGCCCCTGATCCGGCGGCGCGAGCGGCGGAATTGGAAGCAGCCTTCAATCGCGGGCGTGGTGGAGTGCCTGGAGCCGGTGGTGGTTTCGGAGGTTCAATCGGAGCGCCAAATCTGAGTCCAAGTCCAGGAAATCCTTTCGGCATGGGTGCTCCCAATACGTTCCCGGTCGCTTCGGGCAACTTTCACGGAACGGGCGGCGGTGGAGGTGGTGGAGGGCCAACGTTTACTCCTGGACCAGCCATTTATCCCGGCGCGACTGGTGAGCCACTGGATTTCACTGGAGGTCAAAACTTCGATTGGGAGAATGAACTGTTCCCGACCAGCGCGCCAACATTTGATTGGGAAAATGAGTTGTTTCCAACGAGCGGGCCGTCGGGATTCAACATTGACGACGAGTTGTTTCCGACCAACGCTGGCAACGACCTGTACGACTGGGAAGACGAATTGTTTCCGTCGAACGATGCCGATTACGCGGATTACGAATAATGGCACCACTGCCGTCATGGATTCAGGGGGAACCTTCACAGTTCTCCGATGCCTACGCTCGTGGGGCGCAGCATGGTATTGCCCTGGCCGAGATGCGAGACCGTCAGCGAGCGCGTCAAGAACAGCGACAGCTTCAAATGGAAGAGCTGGCGGCGCGGCAGGCTGAACGTCAGGCGATGGCGGCAGAGAAGGCCAGGGAATTTGAAGGCGAACAGGGTTTGGCGCGCGAGAAAATGGCCAGTGCCGAACGAATTGCCGGTTCGCGCGAGAGCGATCTGAAGGATTACCGAAAGTCGCAGCTTGACCTGCATGAGGCCGGGTTGAACCTCCAGAAGGCGCGTCTGGACATGCTCAGGAAGAAGTCCGAGGAAACACCCGAAGCATTGGGGCAACCGGAAGTCATTGTGGACCCGGAATCACAGACGAGAATCGGTTTGAGAATTCCCAACAGCCGGACCAGCGGCCATTTCCAACCGGATCGAGCGCCAGTGAAAGAGGGAGCTTTGACCGACGTGGACAAAGCGGAGTTGAAAATGGTGGATGCGGCTGAGAAAACCATCAACGCGGAAGCCAAGGCCATGCCTCCGACGGACGAACTCAGCCTGGCTCAGATGCGGCGCCGGCTGGCCAACATCAACCGTCAACGCGACACGATTCTGAACCGTCACCGTACACCTGTGGCAATGCCAATGGCAGCTCCCGAAGAGACTCCAGAAGATCAAGGTTCTGGAAACATCGACGCTGCGATCGGTACTCCGCGCATGATGTTTTCCAACCCAGGCGACAAACCATTGTCTTCCGGGCCTGTGCGTGTCCGTCGCAAGTCGGACGGAAAACTGTTCAACTACAAGGGCGACGCCTCAGAAGTTCCTACTGACAGCTACGAGGTGTTGCAGTAGGGTGGTGTCATGCCGTCCTTCGATGAATCTCTGCTTGAGCCGGTAGGTTTCAACGAAGACCTGTTGGAGCCGGCGGATGAACCACGACCGAGTTCATCACGATTTGTCGATCCTCTATCGGTTCAGCCATTTTCTCCAGAGGAAGAATCCAAGCTGTCTCAAGCGGTCGATATTGCTCGGATTCGGCAACGTCACGCTGGCACTCCAACAGAGCCGGGCATCATCCCGTTGATCCAGTCGGGAATGCACTCGTTGGACGAGTTTATCCAGCCAACTCCGGAACCGGTTGCTCCCTCGGAATTGGCGAAGGCCGAGGAACAATCTACCACCTTGAATGACATGGTGAACCGAATCCGGTTGAAGGAGAAAATCCAAGCGATCGAGCAACCTGTAGAAACAGGTTTGAAACAGAGTGTCGTCGGTGGAGTCGAGGCCATGCGAAAACCCTCCGGACTTCTTACTCTTGGAGGCGCTGCTGTGGCCCCCGAATTTGTCCTTCCTGCGCTCGCCGCGACGACGGTTCCTCAAATCCCGGACACGATCAAAGAGATTCAGGAAGCACGCAGGACTGGAGACCGCGCGGGGTACTACAAGGGAGTGGGAGACCTGCTCCAAGAAGCAGCGGTCGTCGGTGGTTCAGTCAAAGGGATGCGTGGGCGTGGTACCGTCGAGACCGCGCGTCCAGCCGCCTTCGACGAGGCCAAGATGGAACCGTTGCCGACTGAGGCCGCGGCGAAACCGGATGAAGAAGCACAACCTAAAATTTCGATGGTTGATATAGCAACCAAGTCGGAAAAGTTTCCTGAAGAATTTTTATCGAATCAAGGTCCGTCTGGAGAAAAACTTTCATCACCTGTGTTTTCAAAAGAATGGGTGAGGTCTATTTCCGATGAACTAAAAGACCCGGAAGCGTGGATAAAACTGACTAAGGCGGTTCAAAAAAACGACATCAACCAAACTCTTTCCAGCAAACAAATCGGATACGTGTTAAGAGAACAGGGAGATGCCTCAATTCCGCAATTGAAAGCTGCCGTAGAAGCAAAAAAGATGATTGAAAGTCACGTCAAGGAATTGATGGCAAAGGGCGACGAGCAATCAATGTCTGAAGCCATGCAGTATATGGGTTCAGCCCAATTACCTTCCGAAACGGTTGAGGCGGCGGTCAGAAGCGGAAAAACAGATCAGTTTTATTCGGATTCAAAATTTCCACCTATCGAACTCACCCCCGAAGACACCTCGTTTGATTACATAGCTTCTGTCAAAAACAGACCAAAACAACCACAGGCGGAACCAGCCGTCGGAAAGGAACCCAATGCCAGCAGTATCACAAGCCCAGCAGAAGTTCATGGCGATGTGCGCGAACAACCCGTCGAAGGCGAACAAGCCGTGCCCGTCAAAGAAGGTGTCTCGGGAGTTCGCCCAAACACCCCGGAAGGGACTGCCGAAGCGAAAGTCGGGGAACAACAAAATGTACTTCCATCACTGACGCCGGTTCCCATCGGTCCCGGCGCCGCCACGCCGTCAGAGTTCCTTCCTGAAAAGGCTCAGTTGATTCGCACCGCGTTCAAGCAGACGAACCAGCGCCGAGAACAACGCGGTTTAAAGCCTGTAACAACTCCCGACGAGGAGAGCGGAAAGCAAGTGTGGGAACACGCGAAGAAGTTGATTGAAGACGACCCCACGGTTGAGGACAGGTTGATAAAGGAAATCACGAACACCGGCGTGCCGGTGAATTGGGCGGATCTCAACACACAGGACGCGCTGTTACGGCACCGTTACGTCGATCTGAATAACGACTTGGAGAAGGCCAAGAACCGGATGTTTGAGGCTGAGGACGCCGGTGATCCAGTGGCCTTGAGAGAGCATCAACTGAGGTTCTCGTCGATCCTTCAGGACCTCGATGAATTGGACTTGGCCAACAAGATGATTGGCACCCAATTGGGACGTGGGATGCAGGCTCGACAGAATTGGGTGAACCAGGACTTCTCACTCGTGAAGATGCTGGGTGACAAGCGGGCTTCACTTGGCCGCAAGCTCACGCCAGACGAGGAAGCCAAGGTCGCAAAGGAACAGAAGGATTTACAGGCCAAAGAGGACACCGCGAAGATCGCTGTTGCCAAGGCGGACGCCGAAGCGCGCGCAAAAGACTCCAATCAGACCATGATGGAGCTTGGTGACACGGTGCGGAAGGAAACGGCTCAGGAAACGAGTCGTGGAGTTGAGCGTGACCTGGTGGGTGAACAGAGGGAAGTCACCGGGAACCTCAAGGACCGGTTCATGGAGCAAGGCGACCTGGTGGGAAGCAATCAAGCCATTCGCAAGCTGATGGAGTTGTTGTACCGTCAAGGAATCACCGAACGAGTGCCGATGGAACAGGCGGTCCATGACATCCTGACCAAGCAGGTTGACCCGACTCTGACGCTGGAGGAAACACAGGATTTGATGTACGGGTATGGGAAATACAAGCCTCTATCCAAAGACCCGATCAAGGCCGGCGTGAGAGATATTGTTGGTCAGGGGCAACAAGTCAGAAAGCTGCTCGACTTCTTCAAGGGAGAAGCGCCAAAGAAAACTGGCTTTGAACGTCGAATTCCTTCGGACATCGAACGGAACTGGATCAAGGTGGTGAACGAGGCCAAGAAGGCGTTTGGCACAATCCCAACGGACCCCGCGGCAGCACTCAAGTCGGCTTTGGATTCGATCAACACCCGACTTAAGAACCGGCTGTTGGACTTGCAACAAGAAGTGGCTACACGCCAGAAGATCGTGCGGGAACGCAATCCTTCACCCTACAACGAGGAAACCATCCGTCTTCGTAACGAGATCGAGGAAGTCAAAAAACAACACGCAGAAATCTTCGGTAAGCCGGCTCTCACCGATGCTCAAAGGCTGGCCATTGCGGAGAAATCGGCTGACCGACAGATTGAAGAGTTGGAACGGCAGTTGAAGTCCGGTGAGATATTTCCGAAGACCAAGGAGCCTTCGAGTCTTACCAGCGCCAAACTCGAAGCGGCAAGAGCACGCATCGAGGAACTGAAGACTACCCGTGACTACGCCCGGGAACTGATTCAACCCAAGTTGGAACCGGAAGCGCGTAAATTGCTTGGGATCTCACTCCGCTACCTTGAAAAGGAAGCCGAGTACAAACAGAAGCTCGCTGAAGGTGATTTCTCGAAACAGACGCGGCAGCCGGTTGAACTGAATGCCAACGCTCAGGCAGCCAAAGCTCGCTTTGAAGAGGCCAAGATGAATTGGCGGCGTGGACTGGAAGTCAATCGGATGGCCAACCGCAGCACGACGGTCAAAGTGGCTGACGCCATTGCCAAGTGGAAGCGTACTGCTGTGCTGCTGTGGCCGACTTCACTCCTGAAGCTCACGGCCGCGGCGGCGGAAGGCATTGGGATCGGCACCGCAGAAGAAATTATTGGAACTCCTTACGCTCGATTGCTTCCAGAATCGGTCACGTCCAAGGCCGCGCGTTACGGGGAAGGACTGAAAATTTCAAACGAGGTCAAGGCTTACTCGGACACTTGGTCGAAGCTCATCAAAAACTTCGATTCTGCTCTGAGGACTGGCAACATCGAAACTGACCTGTTGCACGGCAAACCGGACATCGTTCCCAAGTCGATGCTGGATTGGATCGGGAACCTTCACTACGCGCTCAAAACGCCGTTGAAGCAATTCGAGTTCAGCAGGTCACTTCCAATTCTGATGGAACACGCTCGAAGGAATGGCGTGGACATCACCGATCCAGGAGTCATTCAGAGACTCGGAAACGAAGCGTACCGAATTGCTGAAGAGAGATTGTTCCTTGAACCAAACGTTTTGACCGACATGTACCAGCGTGCCTTGCAACGGGCGATGGAACCGGAGAAGACCACCGGCAAACCCACGTTCACCGGCAAGGCTGTGGAGACCCTGTTGCGTTACGAGTTGCCGATCGTGCGTATCCCAACCAACCTGGTGAAGCGGGCCTTCGAGTATTCTTTCGGCACCTTCACCGGTTCGGCGCGTCTCGCTCGCGCGTTCATGCAAGGAATCGACAACCTGCAACCGGCCGAAGCAGACGCCATCCTTAGAAACTTACGTCGTGGAACTCTTGGAAGCATGTTTCTGCTCTACGGATTTCTCCACCCGGAACAATTCGGCGGCTACTACCAGGAACGGGAGAAGCGAAGTCCGAACGACGTGAAGTATGGTGGTGCTCGGATCGGTGGAGTTGATGTTCCAACGGTTGTTCTACATCATCCATTGCTGGAGCAACCCCAAATTGGAGCCACAATGCGGCGAGTTGCGGATTCTGTATTGCACCGTCGGGACACCGACTTGGGCAAGCTCTCTGCCGGCGCATGGGCGGCGTTGATGGGATTGACCGACGAAGCGCCATTCGCGCGAGAGATCAAGGATACGGTGAAGAACCTTGGCCAGCCGGAGAAGTTCGTTGGCGAACAGATCAAGTCAGCGATTCCTGGGGCGGTACAATTCACCGCTCAAGAGCTCGACAAGGACGCTCATGGGAATGTGATTCGACGCAAGCCGAAGACCGTCAAGGAACACATTGAGATGGGAATTCCTGTAATGCGGAAGAACGTCCCGGTCAACCCCCGGCCTTGAACCGCGCCACTAGCCACCCAAAACGCTCGGTGCCGGTTTCAATCACTTCCCAAAAACTGTTACCAACAATGGAGTTTGCGGTTCTGTTGTGTTTACAGTGCCGAACGTCATCAAGCACCAACACAAACGGCGACTTCACAAGTTTCATCAGGTAGGTGAACTCCAGGAAACCCAAGTGTCCGGCGCTGTCGAGCAACACGAGGTCAGGTCTGAATCCGAAGGCACCCAGAGCGACCCACAACAATTTGTCCGGTCCTTCCGTCTCCTGCTCCTTCATATAAAGAGCCGCACGAACTTCTTTCGGATGATCGAAGTAAATTCCCGGGGTTTCATCATCGACGAACTGTTTCTGAATCTCGTCACGCGTCGGCAGGTTGGATCGGGGGATACTCAGTCCGTGTAGACAGACTACTTCCGGGTTGTTCCGGTAATGCGCGGAAGCAACCTTCCAATAGGTGTACTGCGCCTCGATGGTGACGAAGGTGAAGTCGGGACCGTTGCTTTTCAGAGCATCATGCAACACGCGAGTCGTGCCGTTTCCCAGGTAGGTGCCGGTCTCGATCACGTTGCGCGGTTTGAACCGGGCGACCGTGCGGCGAATGGCGTCCTCGAATTCTCCGTGCTCAGGGGGACTGATAGTCATTCCAACGTTCACCAGAGGATTTGTTTCTACGTCCATCGACTCGAAAGTTTTTTGACCGTTCATTCCAAGAAATCTCTATGGCGTTAGCACCCTCAGTCAGCATGCCATTTACAATCACATTCAGTTGAGTGGCTACAACCTCCATGTTTTCTAGGTGAGAGGAAGTACAGACAATTTTCCTTTGTTGGATGAGCACAATTTGTTCGGGCATAATTTTTTCACAGAGGTTTATGGCAATGGGGGCAAACAAACATTTCCCGTGGAAGATTCAAGAATGCACGCAATTCGTCTTCAGCCATCTTGCCGAAGTTCCAATATTTTCGGCATTCTCCGCTTATCACTAATTTACGAAGTCGTCTTGTGTTCAATCTTCCATCTACCGTGAAGCACTGAGAATTGGCTATAAAATTCTGACAGCGCACACTCAATTTATTCACCAAATCCGACCTCCCTTGACTGTGTGACATACTCATAACTAAATTTTTACTTGCAAGTGTCGATTCAATGCAAGACAAATAGTGAATGCCAGTAGCCGAGAGTCGAACATACACCCGCAAACGCGATGGGAAGAGCCGCACGCAGTTCACGGTTTGGATTCTCGACGAGCTGTTGCCGGCGCTGCAAAAGGTGTCCGCTGACACGGGCAAGGCACAAACCAAGGTGCTCGCCGAGTTCGGAGAGGCCAGATTGAGGAGGGTGAAGGTATGAAACGCAAAATTCTAACGCCAAAGCTGAGCCGGGACGCTCGAATGAGGACGAATGACTAAACCAACGTGCCAGCGGCCTTGGCTCCAGCGTCTGGTTAGGTGCATTCAGTTGGGGCACTCTCCAAATAAAGAGTCTTGTGCTTCAGGATTTCCAAGTCCGACAGGGCAAGAAACTGCGTGGCAGCGTTCAAAGATAATGGCAAAGGAAACAGCCAAACATTGTCGAAGAGCAATTTGGTGTGCGAATCTTTCTTTTTTAGCGTTTCGTATTCACTTAAAAGATACTGCCAAGACTTCCATTTATCGGTTGGTGGTTCGTGCCCGTGAGATGGTGACGGCTTTTCGACGCAAATCAGTAAGTGTGGGGTGTTCATATTGTGAAGGGAATGCACCTAACGACCGAAGCTCACCCGCGACGCTGAAGGAAAAGGAGATTCATGAAAAAGAATAAAACCGATATGAAAAAGAATAAAACCGATGGTCTAACCTCAACGCCAGCGGCGTCGCGGTGCAGCGCATGGTTAGACATCATGCCGAAGCTGTTTACTCTCCAACATCTTTCTCGTCTTCTCTTCCTCGTCAGACAGCCAATTTGGTGGAGTTTGAAGGGCAGCCAGTTTATTCTTCAATGCCGTATTATCTTTCATAAGTCGCTCTATCGTTTTTATCTGTGTCGCAAGTGTGTCGTCTTGTTTGTCAGCGCGCGCCTGGTACGCTTCCGCCTCTTCCAAGCCGAGCGAAAGCTGATTGCGCAATATGGCCGTGACTGGCGGCTTCGTGTGTTCAACAATGAGTGCGTCGAGTCTTTGAAGATGTTCGATAAGATTCATACGATGATGTCTAACCCCGGAACTCAGCGACCCGGCGACCAGACGAAGGACTCACCCTCAACGCCCAAGCCGGGTTCGTTGGAGTGACCTGGTTAGAATTATGATCTCCCCTCGCCAACTCTTCCTAAAACAGCCGTTCGCATCGAACGTTCAGAACTTTATCGTGCAAGACCAGTTTCAGGCGGCACTGGCCTACGCGTTGGCGGACATGGCCACCAGCAGCGCCATCAGCGCCGATCAATTGTCCGGGGCCAAGCTGTTCATCGCGCACCTGAACGTCATCGGGGAACGCATCGAGGAAGAAAAGTCCGTCGAGTTGCCAACCCTGAGCCAGCCTGATCCACAGCAAATGCAACGCTTGAAAGAGCAACAGAAGAAGGGTAACAAGTAATTATGCCAGCCTCACTCGAAGCCCCTCCAGCACCAGCTCAAACCACTCCAGCACCAGCGCCGTCGCCGACACCACCATCTCAGCCGGTGACGATGCCATCTCCGCAACCGGCCTCGACCGCTCCGGACCCGGACAAGTTTTTCGACACCCTGGACGACGCTCCCAAGCCACCCGAGCCAAAGCCTGCCTCGACGGAGGCCACCAAGCCCGATCCCAAGACTCCGGCAAAACCGGGTGAACCCAAGCCTGGAACTGAACCAGCCAAGCCGGCCGGCGAGAAGCCGGAACAGTTCAAGAGCCCGAAGGAACTGCGCCAGGCGTACGATCGCACGTCGAACGAACTGAAGGCCAAGAACGCCGAGGTGGTGCGCCTGCTGCAACAGCTTGAGACAGCCAAGGCTGGCGTACAGCCAAACACGACCGAGATAGCGGCACTCACCGAACGGCTGGCGCGACGCGAGAAGGAGTTCTCCGAGTTGGAATCCGAGCTCAAGGTCATCCGTTACGAGAAGTCTCCTGAGTACAAGGCCAAATTCCTTGAACCTTTCAACGCGGCGACGAAACGAGCGCATGATGCGGTCAGCCAGTTGGTGATCACCGCCGAGAACAAGCAGACTGGAGAAAAGTCCGAACGCCGGGCGACCGTGGCCGATTTCAACGCTGTGGCAAGTCTTCCCGAGGGAGCCGCTTGGCAGAAGGCCAGGGCCATATTCGGCGAGGACGCGCACCTCGTCATGCGCCACTACAACAAGTTGAGTGAGATCGCCGAACAATCACAGGTCGAGATCGAGCGTTACCAGAAGGAAGCCGCGGACAGGGAGAAGACCGACGTGGCGCGCAGTGCCACTGAACGACAGGCGGCAGAGGCAATGTCACGCAAGGCCGATGAAGGCTGGCAGAAACGAAGCAAGTGGTTTGCTCCAGTCGAGGGTGACGACGAAGGAAATGCCCTGTTGAAAACCGGGTTTGAACGCGTGGACGCTGACACTGGAGCATTGACTCCGGCACAACGCATCATCCAGCAGAGTTACGTGCGCCACGCGGCGGCGGCGTATCCCAGGTTGAAGGCCAAGGTGACGGCCTACGAGACGCGCATTGCGGATTTGGAAGCTAAGCTCAAAGAGTTCGAGAATTCCGAACCTGGACCATCGCGAACGACTCCAGGACTGAAACCCGACAAGGGGATCGCTGAAGATGCCATGACCGATCCGAAAGCTCCGTGGAACCAATAACCCCTTGACACACGGCAAGGATTTTGTAATGTGTGTCGATGTCACGTTCAAAAGGCCATCGCACGGGTGAGATAGAGGGAATTCGGGTTCGTCCGAGTCTGCAACTGCTGAACATCATCAGCGCGTATCCCACGACCAACGCCGCAGCCAAATTTCTTGGTCTCGCCTATTCGACGCTCGACAGTTTCATCAATCACGAGGGAGGAATCAGCCTCGACAACGCCGCGCAGATCATCACGCGGACGGGGTTGAGTTACGAACAACTGTTCAAGCACAAGAAGGAGAAGTGAGCGACAAACAGAAATACGGACGAGAGGTTGCTCTAAAGGTGGCTGAAGACCTTCAATCCCGACTCAAGCTGGCGTGCCGTAGAATGGCTGTGGCTGGATCACTGCGTCGAGGAAAAGAAACCGTTGGAGATGTTGAGCTGCTTTTTGTGCCAGTGCTGGCGGAACGGGCCGATGGACTGTTTGACCGCCGCTTGGTGTCCGTGGCGGACGAAGTGTGCAACGAACTGTTGCGCGACGGAATTCTAGCGAAACGCCCAAACGTCAAAGGTCACTTTACGTGGGGCGAGGCAAACAAGCTGGCGGTGCATGTTGCAAGCGGAGTGCCGGTGGACTTCTTTTCCACGACCGAAGACAACTGGTGGGTGAGTCTGGTGATTCGCACTGGCAGCAAGGAAACCAACCTGAAGCTGACCAACGGAGCCATTCACCTTGGCAGGAAATTACACGCTTACGGATCGGGAGTTACGATGCCGGACGGAAGCACTCGAAAAGCCCAAAGCGAACAGGAAGTTTTTGAACTGTGCGGAGTCCCTTACCTTGAACCGAAAGACCGATAAACATGACCACCCAACTATCCAAACCGAACACCATCGAGTCGATGCTGGCGTCGCCTCAGATACGTCAACGCTTCAACGAGATGCTCGGGCAACGCGCGCCGCAGTTCATTTCGTCGATTATCACCGTTTACCGTGGATTTTCTTCCCCGGTAGATCCGGCGAGCGTCATTGCCAGCGCCGCCATCGCCGCCACCCTGGACCTTCCGATCGAGAAGAACCTTGGTTTCGCGCACATCGTTCCTTACGCGGGCGTGGCTCAATTTCAAATGGGAGCGAAAGGACTGACCCAGTTGGCTCTTCGCAGCAATCAGTATTCGGGGATGAACGCCGTGGCCATCAATGCGGAGTGCTTCGGTGGGTACGACAACATTGGAGATCCGATCATTCGTTGGGACTTGCTTGACGAGACCAAGGAAGCGATTGGGTACGTGTTCGCGTGGCGTCTGACTAGCGGATTTTCAAAGACGGTTTACTGGCCCAAAGCGAAGGTGGTTGCTCACGCTGAACGATTCAGCCAGGCGTACAAGAAAAAGAAGGCTGACAGTCCGTGGATGAACAACTTTGACGCAATGGCCCTGAAAACTGTGATAGCAAACTCACTGCGACGGTGGGGTATTTTGAGCGTTCAGATGCAAACCGCGTTCAAATACGACCAGGCGATCATCAAGAACATCGACGCCGAACCGCAGTACGAGGACGATATCCCGTTCGGTCCGGCGACGACCTCCAAACTGATTTCAGGCGGGAAGAAAACCCGCAAGCAGGAGCCTCAGGAACCGACTGAGCCTGAGCAACCAATTTCCGGCGAGGGTTCTGACGAGTCCACCGCCGGCACTCCCGCGCCCATCGCCCCTGGTTCTCCAGATCAGCTCAATGGGCCGGGAGTTGTTCCTTTGGAGCACGGTGACAGTGAGGACGCCAACGAGGTCATTCGCATCATCATGGCCAACGCGCGTGAGCTGGGAATCGAGGAAAAGTTGCTGATGATGTGGTCCAAGGCGGCGAAACTGGCTTCTGAAAAACAGAGTCAACTGAGCGACCTGGCGACGCACAAGCTCAAGAAAATCTGCGAACAATGGCCGGCCGTGGTGAAGGAGATTACCGGGAAGTCATAACGACAAGCTGAGGCACGGCGGAGAAAACCAATGACCATGAAAAGCGAACAATCCCGCCGTTGCCTCCAGCGACTGGTTCGAGGACATTCGTGTATCCCGTCGAAGCCAATCACTCCACCGTCCTCGGCTACGGAGCAACCTCAAAAGCTGGAAAACCAATGTGGGCGGCGCTGGTGTGGGCTGGCGCACGCAAGGACGGCGGCGCACACATGATGAATCCGACCGGAGGCGAATACCTGCACGTCCGCGTGAAGCCTCTGACGGACGGCTGCTGGTATCGCGTCCGCTGCTCCCACTCCCGCGGAAACAGATGGCGTGGCGGCGTCGTGGAAAATGTCGAAGTAAAACAAAAACGGGGCAAGTGGCACTGGCACGTCACTGTGTCCTCGAACGTAGAGGTGAGCGGTCAGAGTGGGCGCGATAAGGCGTCCGCCTGCAAGCCGGACTCAATGCGCCCACTCTGATTCGCTCGACCGATTTGTTAGACGACGATTTATGAAACAAGACAACCAATGGCATGACGGAATCGTGTATCAGCACTCTGATGATGGCAAATTCGTGCTCGCTGAAAACTTAGAGGAAGCTGACAAAGACAATCGCCCGATGACGATGGAAGGGGGAGGCGTGAAATACCAAGACGTGAAATACAACTGGAATCGCGGACAGCCAATCGTGGACTTCGGCGATTTCAAAATGGTCATCACAGACATCGGGTTCGTAAAACTGGACGAAACGCAAGTCGTCTAACGAAAAGCTGACGCACAGCCGCGATTAACTATGAGCACGAAATTAACCTGTGACGCTGGACTGCAACAGACCCCGGCTGTTGCGTCCGGCGTCTTGTTAGCACCCAAAACCCTCGAAGAACTCATAAACCAAGCCGCCGAAGTGCTGCCTGACTGGTGGGAGATACGAATCGAAGTGCAGCAAGGATACGGGCAAGCAATCGTGACGCGGCCAGACGGCACGGAAGTGCAAATGTCCGATGGCGAGAACGACATCCGAGAACAGTTTCGTGATGCGCTGGGTCTGGTGCGTGATGAACTGGAAGCAGACAAACTCTTGGGTGCTAACGACAAGCTCAGAGATGGCGCGACAGAGAGGCGTCCATATTCACAGGAAACGTAATCGCGCCATTCTCTGAAGCGCATGGTTAGAGCACGTCAAATACAATGAAAACACTGACACCAGGACACAAATACGAACTCGAAAACTTCGAGGCCAAAGACCAACCCGGTCAGGTCATCCAGTTCATCGAGAAAACTCCAGTCGCCGGCGAACCCGGCAAACTGGTCACACTCAACGACGGCACGACCAACGAGGAAGTGCTCAAGATGCTGATAGACCGCTGCCAGTCTCTCTACGACAAATTCCCGTCGGAGGAAACGGCGTGCTCCATCAGCCATCTCAAATCGGCGCTATACGCGCAACAGTCCCGGACATACGAACGCTCTCAACGCGGCGTCGAAGGGAAGCACCTCAAGTGACAACCGAGCACGGGGAGACTAAGTGCTCTAACGCAGAAGTGAGCGGACAGCCGCCGAGTGCGACTCGCAATGACACCAAAAATCTATGAGCAAAAATAACGAATCGAAACGGAAAAGCGGGGCGGCTGTTCGCTCCACTGACGGGTTAGGCATCGGCACAATCCACGACCCAAAAGCTATGTTCCTCCGCAACTACGTCGGGGAAGCAACGTGCGGAAAACTCAAATACGAAATTAGCACTGGAATGAACGGCTCGCCAATCGTCCACAGCAAGAAATCCGGCAAGTGGTTCTCGCTATCATGGCAAGACATTCTGGCGCTCGCGGAGAAGGCAGGCGTAGATGCCTAACGCAGAAGTCAGCGACAGCCGCCGAGAGAAACCATGAACGACACTCTGACATTGGAACAGCCAGCAACGCCTCGAAACGGAGAGCGGGGCGGCTGTTCGTCTGCACTGATTGGTTCGGCATTTCGGTGTGTCGTAGCTGACCCTCCGTGGCTGCCAACGATGGCACTGGTGAATAGTCCTGCCAGCGGTATCGGTGCACCGAAGGCAAGTCCGCAACGCCACTACCCGACGATGAGCGTCGAGGAAATCTGCGCCCTGAATCCGCCGTCTGCCACTCAATCTCACCTCTGGCTCTGGTGTCTGAATCAGCACACGGATTGGGGTCACACCGTCGCAAAGGCGTGGGGCTTTGAAGTGTTCCAGATGGTGACGTGGTGCAAACCCGGCCTCGGAACTGGCCGATTCCAATGCAACAGCGAGCAAGTGCTACTCTGCCGGAAAGGAACTCGCCACGGCAATCCGTTCGGGATGACCGGCGGCACATACTTCAACTGGCCGCGTGGCCGACACTCTGAAAAGCCGGATTCATTCTACGACCTCGTGGAGCGAGTATCACCTGGCCCGCGTCTGGAAATGTTCGCTCGCACCCGCAGACTCGGCTGGTCTGCATGGGGCAACGAAATCTCCAGCGACGTAGAAATGCCGAACGCAGAGTCCAGCTATCGGAGTGGGCCGGTAGCGGCGTCGAATAAACCGGCGGCTCAATCGGCCCACTCCGATTAGCTGCGACGATTGGTTAGCTGCTTTTTATGGGAATGTTTGACGACATCAAGTGCAAGTATCCGCTGACGGTGGAAGGTGCGAACGCGCTCGCCTACCAGACGAAGGACACCGACGCGCAGCAACTCGACAACTACGAGATTCGAGAGGACGGAACGCTGTGGCACGAGAACTACGATCCTCGATTTGAGGAGCACAAAGAAGCGCCTCTCGGCTTCTACATCCACCGCGACAACCTGAGATGGGAGCAAGTGCCCATAACTGGCGAAGTCCGATTCTACACGATGTATGGCGTCAAAGACGGGCAACTGGTGAACGCCAACGCCCGTGACGGCTGGCTGGAATGGTCGGCCTACTTCGCGGACGGAAAACTCAATCAAATTCACCTGCTCGAAAACCGAGCGCCAGATGCAGCTAACGATGAGTTCAGGCGCACAGACCCGCCGTTGAAACCATGACGCCACTCGAACAATCCAAGCCTGCCGACGAAGCCCGCGACTCTGTGCTGCGAAGCGGGGCTGTGTCGTCCTGCAACGATTTGTTAGGGCGCGTTTTGGTGGCGTGCGAATATAGCGGAACTGTCCGCGATGCGTTCAAACTCAAGGGATGGGATGCTTGGTCGTGTGACTTGCTTCCAACCGATGTTCCTGGACAACACCATCAAGGAGACGTGGCAGAACTTCTGAAACAGCAATGGGACATAATCATCGCCTTCCCACCATGCACCTATCTCTGCTCGTCTGGAATGCACTGGACTGTGCGAGGCAAGCGCGATCCTCAACTGACGGAAGACGCGCTCAGTTTCGTGCGCTCATTCCTCGATGCTCCCTGTGAACACATCGCGCTCGAAAATCCAGTCGGCTGCATCTCGACGCGCATCCGAAAACCGGACTGCGTGATTCACCCTTGGCAATTCGGACACCCCGAATCCAAGACAACCTGCCTATGGCTCAAAAATCTTCCGGCGCTCGTGCCGACAAATATCCTGACAAAGCCAGCAAGCGGCCACTGGGAAAACCAATGCTCAACCGGCTCGCAAAACCGACTAGGGCCAAGCCCAACCCGGTGGAAGGAACGAAGCAAAACATATCAAGGCATCGCCTCCGCGATGGCCGCACAGTGGAGCGCGTTCGTATTAAATTCGCGCACGACTGCCAAGAGTGTCCCGATTGCGGAGAACCTTTTTGCTTGGAGTGCCAGGAACACTACGCCGACTGCCGATGTGTCGGGCCAAGCAACGCCGAAGATGATGGATGGACGCTCATTGAACGGCGTGGAGTGCTCTACGGCGAACGCAACGCGCCCTAACAAATGATTAGACAACATGGCGCGCCGAGCAAATAGCCGAAATGTCTGGTGGCAAAATCACTACGCCAAACTGCGCGCCGCCAAGGAACGCAAGCGTCTTGCCGATCCTGATTTCAGCCAGGAAACGAATCCCCTAGTGCCAATTCCGCGCCCCAAAGCGCGCTTCCGTATCTTGATTGAGGATCAGCAGGTGGGTGACCGGCTCCAGATCAAACTTTATCCCACTCCCTTCCGCGGCCAGTTTGCGACGGGCGATGGGATCCGCAGCGTGCGCCAGCTCGAACGCGCCTTTGGCCATATTTTGAGAACAGCTTTTACCGTATGAAAAGAACCCCATTCAGCGCCTCAAACTTTTCACGCCGTCGTCTCTGCAACGGCAGTCTCCCGATGGAGGACGGGTTGCCCGAGGTCGAGAACGAGTGGTCGGCGGAAGGGACGCTGCTGCACCACGCCGCGGCGACACAAGTTCACACGGGTCTCAACCAATATCAGTCAGAAGTGGTTCAGCAAGCACTCGGTCATCGAAATCGGTTCATCGACACTCTCGCTCCACCAGACCCGGACGACTGGAAATTCTTCTTCGAGATCGAACTGCCGTACACTCTCAAGAACAAGACCGTGTTCCTGAACCACGCGGACTACGTGGCAGTGTTCCCAAAGGCCGTCGCCATCGTGGACTACAAATTCGGCTACGAGGAAGTCGATGCGCCGGAACTGAACGAGCAACTGGCGGTTTACATTGCCTGCTTGGCCGAGAAATTTGACGTACCGGAATACTACGGCCTGATAATCCCCAGGTTTGGCAATCCGGCGCCACCGGTGAAGTACACGCGCGCGGAGATTCCTGCCCTGCGAAAGATGATCGAGGACGTGTACGACGCCTGCACACCGAAGGCACCACGCACGCCTGGGGTGAGGCAGTGTACCTATTGCAAAGGTTTTCAGCTTGGTTTGTGCAAAGAGGCAATCAGCATGGCGATGAATCCAGTCCACAAGTTCAGCGGAAAGTTGCTTCAGAATCCCGGCCAAGTATTGCAATCACTCCCTGCGACTGACCGCACCAAACTCTTCGACGCCTTCGCGATGGCCGACAAGTTGCGCAAGACGTTCGTGGCCGCAGTCAAACCGATGATTGAGCGAGATCCTGAGTTCGTTCCTGGATACCGACTCAGCAAGGAGGGTGAGACAAGAAGCAAGGTTACGGATTTGTTCAGCTTAGAGGAAAGGCTGTGGAAAAAATTGAATTTGTCCCACGAAGGATTTGTGGCTCACTGCTCTATTTCCAACACGGAATTGAAAGATTTGGTTCGCGAGATTTCGGGCCTAAAAGGCAAAGAGCTGGACGCAAAGGTTGCTGAGTTGACTAAGGGACTGGTGGATACGACGCCGGTGGAAAGGAGTTTGGAGAGGGTATGAAAGTCAAAGAACTGATCGTGGCTTTATCATCTTTGCCACCGGACGCGAACGTGACTCATTTATGGGATGGAGAAGCCCGCACTGCAATCAATCATGTTTGGCTTGCTCGCAATGGTGAGGTTGTTACGGCCGACGACAACATGGTTTGCTATTCTGAAGGGAGCCGTCCCTGCACTGCTCCGACACAAGCCCAAGATAGATTTTGGAGAACTCCAAACTCAGAGTGAAAACAGCCATGTGTTGTTTGGGCCGGTTCGGGGACATCATCAACACGCTGCCGATGGCGTATGAGGACAGCCGGGTTCGTGGCGCAGTGGACTGGATCGTGTCGGAAGAGTTCGCCAGTGTTCTCGAAGGTTGCTCCTACGTGCGGCCGGTGATCTACACAGGGCAGTACTGGGACTTGCAAGGAGCGGTGAAACAATTCAGTCCTCGTTACGCAGAACTACGTATTGTCCAGCCGTGGTCGAGCAATTATCCGGGCGTCCAGTTGACCGAGAGCTTCTGCAAGAGCGCCTGGTGCCAAGTTGGGCGTAGAGATTGGCCGGGAAGGCTCGTGTTTGATCGGCGGGATCGTGCTCGGGAGGAAAGGTTATGGTCAACGATGTTGAATTCGGTCTCAATGAATCCTGACCACAAACCTGTCCTGCTGTGCGTTGACAGCACCTCCAGTCCTTTCAAGCACCGGTTGGAACTAATCACCTCTTTGCGTAAACGGTTTGGGGCTGAAAACGTTTGGATTCTGGACCCCAAGGCCACGCGCATCTACGACCTGCTCGGGCTCTACGAACGCGCTGCGTGCCTCGTGACGGTGGATACGGCGCACCTGCACCTTTCCTGGGCTGTGCCTCGGCTGCCGGTGGTGGCTCTGATAGCCGACACGCCGACCATGTGGCACGGAACAGCCACGAGGCCGAATCAATCGTTTCGATGTCGCTACGCGGATTACCCGGCGCGCGCGGAAGAACTGACGCGAGCCGTCGATCAAGCCATTCAACCACGCCCGGAACAGAAGCTGTGGCATTGCTGGAGCGATTACCAGCGGTCCGGAGACTCGTCGCACCGTCACGATCAAGTCTGTGTGTCCTGGCTGACCGAGTACAACAAGGGTCATTGGGAGCGTGGAGCGTATTTCAACGGCAAAGGCCGGCAATTGGGCAACCGAGAGCTTCACGCGGTCAAAGACATCCTCAACCATGCCGCAGACAAGGCGCAGGACAGCGACCTGCTCGTTCTGACGAACGACGACACCGGTTTTGCGGTCGGAATCACGGAAACGCTCTTGGACGTCGCTGCGTGGCCTCTGCCAGCGGCGTACGCGCATCGGTTGGACTGGGACAATAGCTGTCCAACCATTCTCGACGGCGAGACGTATCCTGGGGTTGACCTGTTCGCGATCGGCGTCAAGTTGTGGAAGCAATGGCGGCTGGAGTTCCCTGACTGCGTAATTGGCGCCGAGCAATGGGATCTGGCCATGCTGGCGTTCATGCGACGCGTTGGAGCTCCTAACCTGGCCGGCGCGATCTGGCACCAATCTCACGCGCCAAGCTGGGTCGGTTTCAACTCGGTCGTGGCCAATAATCATAACCGATTGGCTTGCGGGAAATGGTTTGATTCTCAAGGCATTACGGCAGACCAGGTGATTAACAACGAGTTATGAACACTTTGGGCGGCGCGCGTAGCGATAAAGACACTGACTGCTCTGGTGGTCCATGCCGATCACTCATCTGTTGGTGTCTCGCCGAGACCGCGCGTCCGTCCTCTATCTATGTCACTCCGGAACTGTGTTCTTTTCAAACGTTTCTGGCGGCAGAGCGTGCCCTCAATGACTTCGTGGAAAACATGGCTCATAACTATTCACTAAGGGTGCGATCTGTATTTGATCCACTACCACTCACCGCGAGCGAGCAATGGATGTATGACCGATTGCGAGGGCAACTCGAAGCTGCAAAAGCCGGATACCGAGAGATGGTGAATCGTTGCAAGAAGTAGTATGACTTGGGAATCCATCGACGGCTGGTTCGACTTCGCCGACGTTTACGACATGATTGCGTCCAAACTCGTGCCCGGCGACATCGTGGTCGAGGTCGGCAGTTATTTGGGTCGGTCAACGGCGTACCTATCGAGCAAGGTGCCAGCAGACGTGACGATCATCGCCGTGGATCCGTGGCCGCATTTCTCGCCCATTGCTGAACGTGTCGAGGTGAGAGAGGATTTGTACGGTTGCTTCCTGTCCAACATGTTACAGTGCGGCTGCAAGAACGTCTTACCCCTACGCAAGACTAGCATCGAGGCATCAAAGTGCCTCAGAAACGATTTGGCAGCGGTTTTCCTGGACGGCGACCACAGTTACGAGGCTGTGAAGGCGGAAATCCCTGCCTGGCTGTCCAAGATCAGGCCCGGAGGCATTCTGGCCGGCCACGACTTCGGAGCGGAGCACGAGGGCGTCAAACAGGCTGTGATCGAGCTGCTTGGCTCTAAATTTTCGCTCATGGGCCAATGTTGGGTGGTGCAATTGTGACCTGGACCTCGTTCACCATCGTTTGCAACGAAGCGGAGTGGATCGAGGCGCAGGTCCGCTCGTGCGCCGAGTTCTACGACCGAGTGGTGGTGGTGGACGGCGCTGCAAAGGGTGACGGTTACGGCAAGGGAAACGGGTCCAAGCTCACTGGTGGTCAAATGGGATCAACCGACGGCACTCAAGACATTCTCAGGCGTCTAGAGAAGGAGATTCCAAAACTGAAGGTGGTTTATGCCACTAGACCGTGGCAGGGAAAGACTTTCATGTGCAATGCCGCATTGTTCCACGTGCCACACGGCTGGCTGATGCAAAGGGACGTGGACGAGTTCTGGCACCTCGACGATTTGAAACGCCTGCGCGACGTGGTGGAAGACTCAGACTACACGGACGCAGAGTTTTACGCGTACCACTACTGGGGAGATCGCCGGCATCACATGCGCCTATCCAAGGAAATCTGGGGAAACCAACTGCCTTGGCGCCGGCTGTTTCGATACTCGGGCGAGAGGTGGGAAAGCCATGAACCTCCCAAGCTGGTACGAGAAGACGAGAACGTGTTGAGCATGGACGAAACTCGCGCGCTTGGCTTGATAATGCACCATTACAGCTATTGCGACCTTGGCCAACTGCGGAAGAAGGAGATTTTTTACAGCATCGAAGGCCAGTTGGTGCCGACGATCGAGCAATGGCGTCGTGATCCGGAGTCAGTGCCGAAGAACGCGGATCTCGTGGAGTTTACTGGAGTTCACCCCGTCAATCTGCCCGTCGTAGAGTAATCACTTCGACAACAGCCGGAAAAACCGCATCGGTTCGGTGCGTTCTCCTGACAACGCCTGCGACACGGCCGAATCCGCGGCGGCTGAATCCTGCGTCTCGAGTACCGGAGTCCAATCCACCAGGTTGGTCGAGGTTTGAAGCTGCCAGGTGACGGCCAGATTCAATTCCTGAGTGGCCCAGGTGATCGAGGTGAGAGTGAAAGCGCCGGTGTCGCCGGTCTCGGCCTTGTATTGCTCCAGGACGCTGCCGGCGAAGTTGTCCACCTCGTTGGTCTCGGCCTGCTTCCGTTTCTCGTTGAACTGGTCAACCTTCTTCTGCAGCTTGTACACGACGCAGCCGCCGAGACCGACGACCGCGACCGCTGCCACTACGATGAGGACGGCGAGGGTGAAGCTACCGCGTTGCGAGTTGGGTTTGATTTTCATGCGATTATTTTTCCTCCTTCGTAACACAGAACCAACGTTCTTTCCCGACCTGGGTTTGCAGCCACCAGCAGTAAAGCCGCGCGGTCCACTGAAACCGGAACCTGGTCGGCCACAGCACCGGACCGTCCACGGCGAGTGAGTGAAACGCGATGCGGTAGCGGGTCATGGCCCTTTCCTCTTCAGGTCCGCGACGTGAGCCGCGGCGCCGACGAACAGGCCGACGAAAAAACCAGTGCAGAATATCGGACCTTGTTGACGCGCGCTGATTGAGTCCAGCCAGCACGCCAGCACCATGCCGACGAGACACAGCACGCCAATCAGAATCAGCGAGTGCAACGGCTGACGATCCGTCCAGGCGTCCAGGCGTTTGAACCATTGTGGGGTTTTCATGGTGTCTCCTTCGTTGCGGCTGGGCCATTCGCTCTAAATTCGTTGTAAAGCCCAAATCTTGCGAAACGAATTGCGTCGGGATGAGCCGCAAATGCTTCTTTAAGTGTTAGGGTGCCAATATAAATCCAAGTTCCCCTTGGGATAACTAATTTCATAAATACCGTTTCCTCTTTTTTCGGAGAACGGTAGCCGGTATCAAATCCCATGTATTGTGGCTTACCACCGCGAGGGTGTTTTTTATGCCATCGCATTGTTTGTGCATAGCTCATATTCCCTCCTTCGTTGCGGCGAGGGTGGAAGTCGCAAATTCAAAGTCATTCAATGCTCCCTTGAAAGCAGCCTCATTTAACCATTCTTCACGATATGGCTTCCGATTGACTCGCTGCAACGCTTGCCTCAAAACCTTATTTTGCTCCACGAGGCGGGTTTGAACGGCTCGCAACCGGATTATTTCGTCCATCACGAGCGCGGAACTATCAGGAGACAAACCAAGACACTGCAACAGTTCATAATCAAGCTGCGTATGCGTCCCCCGCTGTTCCGTGCCGTTGTCGGTTGAGCGCAGGTTCTGGACTGTTTTTAGTTGAGTCATAGGGTCATACTTTCCAGCGTATCAGGTTGTCAGGCGTTTGAATAGCAGGACGATCATGTCAGATGCGCTGGGTTAATAGGTGAAACCGAGTGATTCAACAGCGGCCCTAAATTCGGCCATGAGCGCCGGCAGGCGATCCGCCAAGCGTTGCTCCAATCCTGGTGCTGTCAATTCCTCGTCCGTCGCATCCGGCCACACAGCGGAAGACCTGGCGCTATTCAGCTCGCGTTCTTTTCCTTCCCCGGTGCGTCCGTAAGGCTGCCATTCGAGTGTCACCGGCGCCGGCTTGGTTGCTGAATACACGTCGCGTTTGCTTCTGTCGGGAAGTTCCAACACCCAATTGGGAACACCCTCGACTCCGTTGTTCTGGTTTGGACCGCGCGAAGTGTGCTGTCGGAATTCTCCCTTCTTAAGCCCCCAGCAGTCTCGATCCCCAGCCAGATAAAGGACGTTTGCGGGGTAGTGCGTCGGTCCATCTGAGCTTGTCAGATGCCATTTGATAAACGGCGCAAGTTCCGGGAAATGTTTGGCAACCTCGTCGTGACAGCAGCCACCTGAATCTTCACGCCACCGGCCAGCGTCATCTTTCACGTCAATGTCCGCCGTGATGGAAAAGGAGTTGTGTCCATTTCCGCACTCGTCATCATAACGCACCTGCGCCTTTATCCGGTACGTGCATCCGTTTTCGCAATAAACCTTTGGTCCATAGAAACGCTTCTGCGACTTGGTTAATACTGACTCATTCGTTGTCGGTGTGTTCATAGTTTTAGTTCTCCCGATTCAATCGCGCTCAACATCGCGCGAAGATTGTTTCGGTGCTCCTTCGCCAGGCGCAAGTAGGCTTCCGGCGGTTTCCCGTTTAACCCTTCCTTGTCGGCAATTTCACGCGCTCTCGCCGCGAATGCCGGCGCCAAGTCACGCCGCGCAAGCTCGACGCGAATGCAACGCGACAACAGCGGCGAGCCGTCATCCGACTCGAATAACATGTCCTGTGTTCCCTCGTTCGTCGTTGTGAACACCCAAGCGACGTGGCCTGGAATCCTTTCGAGCGTCACCAGTAGTTGACGCACTGAATCTTTCCTCAGGCCGTGCGCTTCGTTCACAATGAACACGCGACCGTTGCGAACTCCCATGCCCAACGTCGCGCAATCGCGTTCAAGCTCACGTACGCGTTGCGGTGTCATCTCACCGGCGTCGATCTCAACCGTGTTCCAATCGTCCGCCATGTCCGCGGCAAGCAACTTGGCAATCGTCGTCTTGCCAGTTCCACTTTGGCCGGCGACCCAATACGCGCGTCCGCCAAATCCTCCCGTTTGCCGTACCGCCAGCAAACGGTTCACGGCCTTGTCTTGCGCGATAACCTCAGACCAGGTTTGCGGCCGGTATTTCTCGAAAAGGGGTTTCATGGCTTTGTTTCCTGTTCAATCTGTCTTGCGACCGTCGCGCGTAGCTCGTTTAGCTTTTCCACGGAAACGATTTTGTTGAAAACCCGGTCCGGATAAAACCCGTTGAACATGTTTGGGCCGCCAGGGAAAATAACCGTTACACTATACTTGCCGTCCCTCCGTTGTTTTACGTTTGCAAGTTTCATGGCAGTATTTTCACGTCCAGGTTGCGAACGAAGTCAACCATTTCGCCGCGCAACCAGGTTTGAAAACCTTGTGGATTTTTGCGCCATGCGTCCATGTCCTGAGTCGCGCACAAGCGTTTGAGAAACACAGTTAACGACGCCTCTTCCCCATTGCAGTATTCGAGTCGGATTGTTTTCATGTTAGACGTACTGAACCGGCTTGAATTGTTTCGCGAACACGCCAACGCCGAAGTCCATCACGCAAGCGGCGTCAAACGAACTGCCACAGCTCATCAAATAGTCCACGTCTTTTCGCCCGATGCGTTTGACGCGCGGCTCGCAATCGTCCGCCAGACATTCAATGTAAAAACGGCCTTTGCTTTCAATGACTCGAAAGCGATCCGTTGTCTTGTGAACCAGTCCGCCTTTGCGTTTAGTTGTTTTCATCTGTCGTGAATCTACACTCCCCTTGCCTAGTGTCAACAAAAGATTTGACATGATTAAATCCCCCTGTATGGTTCACCCAAGCTCAATCAAGAGCGCAACGAAACAACAAACAAAACTCGTCACAATGAATACAACAAATCGGATACTCGCCGGAATCGAAAGAGCAAAGGCCGCCATTGCTTCAAAAGGTCTCACAGCGGAAAAGATTGAAGCCATGCGCAAGTCAATGGACATGTCCTTGGATGAATACTCACGCTTCCAGGAATTGAAGTCACTCGCCAGCACAACAGGACGCCTAACGTTGGACGAAGCGCAAAGCGTTTATGCGTTCCTCGGGAATACCCCACAGCATTTCAACGATCAACCCCTCGCCGTGAAGTACACTCTAACCAGTGTTTTCCAGTCGTTACTCAACGATCAAATCATGGCGAAGAATCGAGTCGGCGCCGGTGCCTGATCTCAACTCCAAACATCAAAGACAAATCACAATGAAAGCAAAAATCGAAAACGGCAAACTCGTCCTCGAACTTGATATTCAACCGACAATCTCGAAGTCGGGCAAAACTCTTCTTGTCGCCGGGACCAAGGGATTTACACAGACTACCGCGGTCCACGATGGGAAACAAATCTCCGTGTCAGTCAACGCAACCGTGCCACGTTGAGACTATGAGCAAAACTTTAGACTTCGACGCGCGCTTCTCTGTCTCCGGTTGGCCGGGAATCGCTTTCTACGCTATTGGCTACGCTTCAAACCAAGTTCCCGTAATCGGTTTCACCCTCGACGACGAGGGAAACGAAATCGAATGCGAGACTGGCGAGTTTGAACCCGAGACAGATTATTCTCGCGTCGTCGTTGTCATGGTTGGCGACGACCGCAAACATACGGTTGACGTTGACGATCTCACCGAGCTTGCCGACGGCGCCTATTGTCATTCGTGTGGACAAATCGGTTGCACTCACAACGCCTAAACCCCTATGCCTAACAACAAATCGAACCCTACCTCAGGACCGTGGATTGTCTTCGAGGGCAAAGGAAACTTTTACGTCGAAGCACCAGGGTCAAATCCTTCGAGTCGTGTCATGGTTTGCACTATCCACGAAACTTCCGTTTCTATCGAACAAGCAACGAGAGCCGAACATGACGCCAAGCTCATCGCCGCAGCACCAGACTTATTCGAGGTCGCTCAAATGGTTGCCAGTTCAATCAAGGTTGAAGAGATGTCACTGATCTCCGCCGCGCGCGCTGCTATCAAAAAAGCAACCGGAGGTGACAAGTGAAAGAAGCAACGCCAATCCAAACTTGCGAGTGCGACAATTGCGAGTGGACCGGACCAATAGACAAACTTCGCTGCCAATTGCCAGACATCGAAAATCTTTTTGAACGTCTCGACGTTGGCTCTGAGGTTCCAGCCGGCGAATGCCCGAAGTGTGGCGCACTAGCTTATCTTAAAACAGACGATTTGATTCTGACACCGGATCTTCTAAAATCGTAATCACTTCTCTACTCTCATCCCCCGGCTCACTACCGGGGATTTTTTTTAGCTTGATTCATTCGCACTCAGGTTTTACGGTGCCAACGTGGTCGCTGATGTTCAAGCTACAGAAGTCCCCGCCAAGTTGACTAAGCCTAAGCCTTACGTTGACAGAGCAAAGTATCCGCCGCCGAACCAACGCAACCGCGCTTCATTCATTCGCGACGCCCTTGACCTCCAAAAGGAAATGAAGCGAATGGCCCTTGCGAATGACACGCCTGTTCATCACAAGGCAGCTTGCGCACGCGCTTGGACCGATCTCTGCGAGCGCATTCGCATCCTCCGCGGTCAACCGATGCCTGGCGTTCTCAGGCCGGAAGGATCCGGCAAGCGAAAAGGCGGACGCGGCAAAGGTGCTGAAGCAGGCGTCAAAGAGGCAGGAAGCAAGTCCGATCTCAAGCCCCAAGTTACGCCAGCCGATCCGCCGGCGCCGATTGTGGTTGTCCAACCCCAACAGGTTGTGGATTTGCCGGGCGAAAACACGGAGCCCGACCACAAGCGCGCAAACGGTTGACGTTGCAATGGTTTGCAATCGGTCGAAGTGAAGCTATCCAATGTTGTGCGAAACTCTCCTCTATTTCGATCCAGGATGCCCCAGGACGATTTGACCGCTACCAGGACACCTCCAGGACTCTAATCGTTGATCCTGCCCGGCAAAGCGCGCGCTCTTCAATGCTGTTTACTGGCTGTTTCAACCCTCGAAAGCATCCTTTTTTGCCCAGGGGTCCCCACACCACCGGCCCGGCGCCCCCCGCAGAGTGTGACGGGCGGGCGTAGAGGCTCCACATTTGCTAGACCCCATTTTTTCAAAATCATTGACGATGTTCCGACAGGAACGGAAGTGGAATGTAACGCCATGTAACGTTTTGTAACAAACGTGGATGTTACAAAGTGTTACCCCTGCTTCTGAGTATGAGTATGAGAATGAGTACAGAGGGGGTGTGGGGGAGAGGCGAGAAAGAAATAATTTGACAGTGTAACATTTCAGGTGTTACAAGGTGTTACGTGTTCAACAAATTATTTTCAAAGATATTGGATTCTTCGATTTGGCTGGAGCCGACGACGACGCGGATCGTGTGGATCACGTTGTTGGCGGCGATGGATGAGGATGGGTATGCGCATTTTAGTGCGCTTCAAAACTTGGCGGATCGGGCGAGGGTAAGTTTGGAGGAGGTGGAGGAAGCGGTGAAATGTTTTGAATCACCGGATGAGAATTCAGGGAATCCCGACAATGAGGGGAGACGGATAGAGCGTGTGCCTGGAGGATTTCTGGTTTTGAACGCGGCGTATCATCGGGACATGATGAACCGGGTGATACAGCGGGAGAAGACGAGGGTTCGGGTGGCAGAGTGGAGGAAAGGCAAGGGAAAGCCGGAGGAAAAAAAAGAGGCGACGAATTTCAAGGTGCCGGCGATTGAGGAAGTGAAGTTGCTTTTTGCAAAAGGAGGCGGGAGTGAGACGGAGGCGGAAAAGTTTTGGCACCACTACAACTCGAAAGGTTGGCTGGTGGGGAAAAGCAAAATGCGTTCGGTATCGAGCGCGGCGGCGGGCTGGATAATGAGATCGAAAGAGGGAACTTATGGAAACACAGGAAGCAAAAACGTCGGCAAAGTTAATCCCCGTCTTATTGGGGTCACTCGCGGAAGTACGGACTACGGAGAAGCCATTAAACGAAAATCGGCTAAGGGAGTGGTCGAACAAATGGCTGAAAATGAACTCAAGTCATCCCCGAATAAGGGAGCTTGAGGAACAGGTGATGAGATTTTGCTGCGGGTTCTACAAGTCACCAGACAAGGGCAGGATGTTGCTCGTGCATGGAGAGAACGGTACGGGAAAGACCAGATGCCGGAAAGGGATTGAGCGATGGTATTGGAAGGCTGGAAGGACGGCGTTGTTTGTTCCGCGTGCTGATCTGGTTCGCGTGCCGGAATTGCAATCTTGGTCCTGGCCAAATTTACTGGACCATCTGAAGGAGGGAGGATGGGGAATCGTGGAGGACTTGTGCAAGTGCGAGCTGTTGTTGATCGACGAGCTTGGTGGCGGATATGATCCGTCGTTCATTGGGGTGGACAAACTGTGTCAGATTTTGAGCGCGCGCGAAAACAAGTGGACAATGATCGTGACGAATATCAGGCCGGACGCGATGGAGAGCACGTTCGACCGCAGAGTGGCGAGCCGGATCATGCGCAACTCGACGATTGTGGATTTGTCGGACGTGCCGGACTACAACGCATGACAACGTGCCCCGAGTGCGGCCTCGAGTACGAGGAAGACGAGTGCCCGATTTGTGCGCCGCTGAAGCGAGCGTTGACGAAGGCGCGTGAGCATCGGCGTGAGTACGCGTTCAAAAAGATGGCCGAGCGCGCGGACAGTTTCATCGAACGCAGTCAACCGAGGGAAATGGAATGAGTGACGCAGAGGTAGAAATTTTAAGAATCAGCCTCCCAATTTTACAGGGATTGCTTTCAAGCGGTCACTATACGTCTCCCGAAAGCGATACGGATTGTGCCAGGGTTTTGAAAATAGACAATGGGCCTGATTGGAAATCTTTGGATGGGGAAAATCAGGTTGTTCCTAAAAGGCATACCGCACAGGCCATCGAGGATGCTCTGGCATTATCCGCAGAATTGATTGCCACCATCCAACTGGAAATTAAAAACCGATGACCACACCCATCGACGATGGCCGAAGAACCTTCTACCAGTCCCTCAAGGAATCGGGGTTCCGCGGGATGCTGCCTGAGAAAGCAACTGAAACATGACCCCCGAAATCATCAACGACAGTCTGAGCTCGATGCTCACACAACTCGCGGCGCGAGACGACGTGAAGACCCTTCTGGAAGTTGGGAGTGGTGATGGCAGCGGGTCGACGCAGGCGTTGATCTCCGGACTGAAGTCGAAGGCTGACGCGCGGATTGGCTGTTTGGAAACAAGATTGGACCGGATGAATAGTCTTTCGGAAAATGTTTCCAATCGGGGGGTCAAGGTGGTTTGCCTTCACTCTTCTTCCGTCCCGGTTTCCAGGTGGATGACGGAGATTCAAGTCAGGGATTTTTACCAGTCGCATCTCACCGCACTCAACCAGTTCACGATCGAGGAAGTGATCGACTGGAGGCACGTCGAAATCATGCAGGCTCTCGACCTGGTTCAAAACGGTATCGAATGGCTCAAGTCTGGGTGGGAAATTCAGGAGTTTGACCTCGTGCTGCTTGACGGCTGCCCCTTCTGCGGTGTCGAAGATTTGAAGGCTGTGATCGGCAGCAAAATCATCGTGCTCGATGATGTAAATTGCATCAAAAATTACGAAAACTTCAGAGACCTTAGACTCTATGCGAAACCGGAGTACGAGCTCGTTCACCTGGACATGCAGTGCCGTAACGGGTGGGCCGTGTTTGTGAGGAAGGACACGAAATGCTGACCGTATTTTTCCCCTCCAGTTTCACGGCCGAGGATTTCGAGTTCTGGGTAAGACAGCGTGAAAAAGTGTTCTGCAAATCCGGGCTCACTATTTTTTTTGAGCCCGGTGATTGGATTGAATGGTGGGTCGATAATGAAAGGAGTCTCGCTGCATGACCGACAACGAAATCAACCTGGAGATAGCGGAGGCTTGTGGGTGGAAGTTTTATGATCGAGTAACAGATAAAAAGTCTGGCACTTCTTGGGATGTATATGCAAAGGATGGTCGTCGTGCTTCATATATGACTCAATCTCTTCCCAACTACTGCACCGACCTGAACGCGATGCACGAGGTGGAGAAAATTATGGATACTCGGCAACAGGATGTTTACGCCGGATTTCTTGGAAAACTTACAGGTGGAGTTCAACGCGATTTTGGAGCAATGGTGATTAAATCGACAACTAAAGTTGTTTCCGCCACTGCCCGCCAACGCGCCGAGGCTTTCTTGAGAACGATTGAGAAGTGGAAAGAATGAACTCTCTCGAACAATGGATCGCCGCTCAAAACGTCATCACGGAAAAGGTCGTGATGAACCTGCTGCAAGACGAAGGAATCGTCAGCGACAATTGCGTGTGGGCGAAAGACGTGTGCGAGAGCGATTGCGTCCAGGCCGTCGCGTGGTTGGAAGGGAGAAGGGATTGAAGTGACGACGCTCAAGTGGTACAACGAACACGGATTCCTCATGGGTGAACAGGTCATGCCCAAACTCATCAGCGAGTCGGCGATCCTCAAGACCGCACGTCGCAAGTCCAGGGAGAAGTCGGGATTCTCCAGCCTGAGAGAAGGAAACAAATTGTCGTGGTTCCTGCGCGGGAAAAAGGTGAGGTTCAAAAAGAAGTGAAACTTCCAAACTATGTCAGCGAAACCATCAAGCGGCTCAACCCGAATTTGTTTGTTCGTCGAGTGGATTCCGAAATCTCCGAACCGGACCCGCGGCGAGCACTGGTCGAAGACGTTCAAGCACGGGAAAAAAGCTCACGATGCGTGGCGTATCGCGTGGTACTCGTCGCCCACCGCAAGAGACTGGTTGATGATGACAATAACGTCGCCGGCTGCAAACCTCTCAGAGATGCCATCGCAGAAACCTTGAGGATCGACGACGGCGACGAACGAATTCAGTGGGAGTACGGTCAGGTGAAAACGAGTGGAACCGGGGGTGTGTTCGTCATCATTGAAAAGACGTTGTGAAGGACCGACTGACCATCATTTGCGGAGATGCGCTGACGGAGTTGAGAAAACTGCCGGAAGAAAGCGTGCAATGCTGCGTCACGTCACCTCCCTATTGGGGACTCCGCAATTACGGGCATCCTGACCAAATCGGACAAGAGGCAACGCCAGAAGAATACGTCGAAAATCTCCGCCGCGTATTCGCGGAAGTGCGCCGCGTGCTCCGCAAGGATGGAACTTGCTGGCTGAATCTCGGTGACAGCTTCTTCGGGTCTTGGGGCAACTACTCCGGCCAGAATCGCGGCAACGGCAAGCAGCGCGAAATAGCCAACGGCTCGCAAGTGCCGAATCACGCCTACGACGGCGAGGAAACGATGCGCCCGCCAACTTCCGGGAAGCATCCAACGCTCAAGCCGAAAGACCTCTGCATGATTCCAGCGCGCGTCGCGCTCGCGCTGCAAGCCGATGGCTGGTGGCTGCGCTCGGACATCATCTGGGCGAAACAAAACTGTATGCCCGAAAGTGTGACGGACCGACCGACGCGCTCCCATGAATATCTGTTCCTGCTCACGAAGTCTGAACGCTACCACTACGACCACGAGGCCATCAAAGAACCCTGCATCTACGACACGGGCGCTCCCGGCACAAGCACCGCTGACCGCAAGGCCCGCGCCGCCGGAAACAAACTTCTGCCGACTGCCGAGCGAAACGGAATCCGGGCGGCGAATCCGGACAAGCAGCGCGGCCACTCACGCCGGCACGATGGCTTCAATGACCGCTGGGATAAGATGGAGAAGGCGGAACAATGCTCCGGGATGAGAAACAAGCGCGATGTCTGGACTGTCGCTCCAGCAAACTATCCCGAATCGCACTTCGCGACCTTCCCGCCGGACCTGATAAAACCCTGCATCCTCGCCGGCTCGAAGCCTGGAGACGTGGTGCTTGATCCTTTCGCGGGCAGCGGCACTACCGGAATGGTCGCACTGGAACTGGGACGCAAAGCTCTGTTGATAGAACTCAATCCGGATTACGTGAAGCTCATCGAGAAAAGAACTCACGTCACTCCCGGTCTAGCGCTCTCCTGAAAACTTTTTGTTGACACTTCTTCGCTTCCGTGGTTCCGTGACGACGCTGACACGCAAGTGTGACTCGTCCTTCAGCAAGACGCCGCCAGCGAACGGACAGACCTTCTGAGCCTGGCCAGTAGGCAACGGTTGTAAGGGACCCACCATCCCAACGTCGGTAAACCTGTTGTCTGAACTCTGGCTTATGGCAAACGATTGCGACCTGTATAAGGACTATCTTTTTGATAGGGCTCCCCACTTCGACCTCGACATTCTCCGGGACTGGTTTCCCACCGATGACGCCTGGGTAGGTCATTTTATGACCGGCACCTGGGGAGCGTTCACCGGCGCAGAACACACCTACGACCGGACGCACGTTGCTTTCCCGAACGTGAGCGGCTGTCGTACGCCCATCACGCGCACCGCCGACACCTGCGAAACGTGTTCCCTGCCCGAGAAGCTCATCGGCTGGGGCACTACGCGCAAGACCTACGGTCTGGAAGGTGAATCCTTCCGCACGAACGTCCTGTGCTTCGACCAGATCAACAGCAAAGCCGCGGCGAAGGAACAATTCCAAGGAATCCTGGCCGGACTCAAGGATGCCACGCGCATCATCCAGTCCAACTATCTGCGGTTACAGGCGCTTAAAGGTGCGGAAAACCTCTACATCTGCAACGCCGCCAACCCCGATTTGAAGGTCACCATCAACTCGACCCTGCTCGGAACCGATTGCACCGAGTTGCACCTGGCCGCGGCGAGCCTGCCGACGTCGCAGTTGACCATTCCGTATCTGGACAATTTCTTCGAGGAACTCCAGTTGACGGGCTATTTCAAGAGCAAATACGTCCCCAACGGCGTGATGAAGCTCATCACCGACCCCACCACGACCAAGAAACTCCGCAAGGACAACCTCAACGACAACTACCGCTACTCCGACATCGAGAAGGGCAGCGTCATGTGGAAGTTCGGTCTGTCGGGAGGCGTCGGCAACTGGGGTTTCGCCTGGGATCCCTACCCGGCCCGGTACGAGCGGGTCACCGGCGGTTTGCTCAAACGCATTTTCCCCTGGGACAACGTTCCTGCCACCATCGGGATCAAGCCGGAAGTCGCCACGGCCTACAAACGGGCTCGTTACCAGGTCAGCTACATCTGGCACCCGGAAGCCGCGCGCGTCCTCACGCAACAGCTTGAGTCGATCAACTCGGAAATGCCCTTCCTCGTCCGTAACCTGGGCGGCAAGTGGTATTTCGCGGGCGGAAACAACAGCGAAGTGATCGTCTGGACCGACCCGGCGACAGGTCAGACCTGCACCGTGGACAACAAACGGCACAATCAGGGCTTGTTCTGGAGCGATTTCGTGAACGCGGTGCGCTACGAGCGACCTGAACTGGTGCGCGCGATCCTCCACTTGCACGAGCCTCCGTGCGTGGTCGATGATCCGACCTGCTCCAGCGAGCCGGCGTCGGTGGTGCAGAGTTACAGCAGCGGAAACGCTCTCTGCCCCGAGACTTAAGATTCGGTTAATTCTCACGGGCGAAATTAAAACCTTCGCCCTGAACCTTTAATTTATGGACGAAGGACGAGTATTGGAGCCGGCGCTGCCTTCCCAGCCGAAGGTCAGCTCGAAGTACACGGCCGGCAACGAGCCTGGCAAGGGATTGTCCAAACAGAAGGGCGCTTCCGACAAGCCTTCGGGCGGCACCGAGAACGTCATCCCAATGGGCAAAAAGATGGCCAATGACCCCGGCATGGGTCTCGGCAAGACGAACAGCGGTTCCTACTGATGGCCTACGACAATCCAGGCGAAGAGACTGACATGGAAGATTCACCGTCTTCCGGCGATCAGGAGGCTACCACGATCATCCCGCCGGAACTGACCGGTGGCCAGAAGTTCGAGCCCGGCGACATCATCGAACTCAAGGTGATGTCCGTGGACGAAGACGGTTCCCTGACCGTGAAGTACAACGATGAACCGGAACCCGACGACGCAATGAGCGCGATGGACAAGCATTTCGACGCACACAGCAACGACGGCGGTGGCGCGGGCTCCGATCCCACCTACTGAATGAACGACATTGGCGTCATCCAATTGAGAAACGGTGAATTTACCATCGTTGATTCAGAACACTTTCAGTGGTTGAATCGGTGGAAATGGTTCGTAAACCACTCTGGATACGCCATCCGTAGAAAGCTGACCAAAGGAAAATGTAAGGCGATATTTCTGCACCGTTTGGTTAACAAAACCCAAGACGGTCAATTCACTGATCATGTTAACGGGTTCAAGCTTGATAACACCTCCATAAATCTCAGGACAGCAAACAAATCCCAGAATGCCTGTAACTGTCCAAAAAGGAATGATGGCTCCTCATCCAGATTCAAAGGAGTTCGATGGGACGAAAAAAGAAAAACCTGGGTCGCCTATCTGAGCGGTGGTAAAAACAAGCATTTGGGACAATTTGATTCTGAGGAAAAGGCGGCAGAAGCGTACAATCGAGCGGCAAAAGAAAAATACGGAGACTTCGCCAAGTTGAACGTCGTCTCGCAACCATAGGATTTATTTTGGCTACCTGCACTCTGAGTAATCTAGACTCGACCTCGACCTCACCGTTCGCCACGCTGCCACCGCGTCGGCGTCGCGCGCTGCTGATTTACATGCTCGCGCAGGAAGTGAAGGCTTTGGGTGGAACGGATTACATCGCCGCTCCGAACACCCTGTTTGCGGACGTGGCGGCTTATGAGCCATTGATCGAGGCTCAACGTGACGCCGCTCTGATCGAGATTGCCAAGGAAAGCGCCGTGGCGGCTGGAGCCACGATTTCGTCCAACATCAACACGATCGTCCAGGACACGCCGGAGTTTGAGGAGTACCACGACCAGTTGTTGCTGATTCTTTTCCTGCGCTGCAAGGTTGGTTAACTTCGGGGACCATGTTACGGTGAACGATGGCACCGGAATTCGATGCGGTTGACGAGGGGGACAGGCGTTTCCGTCTGATCGAAGACCCACCGTTGTTCGAGCACAACATTCCGCTGGAACAACTGGTGTCGGTCAAGGATGAGGTTACCAGGGAGAAGTGGAAGCTCGACAATGTGATCGGTCAAAAGCTGGATTACCTGATAAAATTCAGCGTCCAGTCGAACAACAACCTGTATTACCTGGAAACGGAAGTCATCCGTGGCAAGCAGTTCCGAAAATATCTCTGGGGCAGAATCACCATCTTCATCGCCCTGGCGGTGGCGTTTATGGAGTTCCTGGTTCGCATGGCGCCAGCAATCTTCGCTCACATATCAACCAAGTGAAATGCCTGAATCCACCGTCAACCAGATCGACGAGTATTACCGGCTCATCGCCGAAAGAACGGCGCGCGGGGAATTGGAACGTCGGCCACTGCGTTTCCTGTTCATCGACGACGACGAAGAGTTCAATCAGATGGTTCAAATCACGTTCGGGAAATCAGGCATTGTAGTGGACTCCGCGCTCACGGCCAACGAGGGACATCGCAAGGCCGTCTCCCAAACTCCGCCCTACACGCTGATCGTGCTCGATGTTGTTGGAATAGGAAAACCGTTGCCGGACGCCTTCCGGGATTTGAAGCGGGACCTGCCTTCCGTTCCCGTCGCCATTTGCACCGGCTACGCCGCGGCGCCGGAAATCCAGGAGTGTTTGAAGTACGGAAACTTCTGGCTGCTGGACAAACCACTCGACATAAAACGACTCGCGGGTATCTTCGAGCATTACCGTGACATGCTCGCACCACAAAACTGAATGGCCATAGATGTCAACGCGGTCGTGACGGCGGGAAAATCCTACGGTGGTCTATCGCCACTCGCGCGCCGGAAGGTTTACGCGGCCATCCTGTGCGACATCGTGAAGGTTTATTCCCCGTCCTTCAACTGCAACACGCAGTCCAACGGTTGCGTCTCGTGCCTGTCACCGGAAAAACTGTCGTTCCTCCAGGTTCAACTGCTCTGCCTCATCAACAAGGTGTCCACACCTTCCTTCGATTGTTCCGCCTCGGCGCTCGTGACTTCACAGAGCTGTCTGCTGTGCGCCGAGCCGTCGGTGCAACTCACGGTTCTGGTAACCCTTGCTTCTGAATCTTTGCTCGTGCTGAACGGATCGGCCAATGTCGATCCCTCGGCGCTACTCACGGCCAACAACTGCATCGCCTGTCTGGATTCACAGGCGTTGGAGGTGGAAATCGCGTTGCTCCTAATTGGCTGGTTGAGTGTGTTTCAAACGGTGGATGTCCCGGGACTGGTGGATGATTGCGATTGCAATGCTTTTGCTGTTCCGGGTTCCGTATCGGGACCATTTGGGTTTCTACCGTTGCAGGCGATTCAGTTCGCTCCCCTGGCTACCAGTCCTCCTTCGGCTGGTCCGGATACTCCCGTGGCGACCGCGGCTACCAATGTGACTGACACCTCATTCAGCGCCAATTGGAACGCCGCCTCTGGCGCCACCAGTTATCGTCTGGATGTTTCCACCAGCGCCGGGTTCGGAAGTTTTGTCGGGATTTACAACAACCTGAACGTCGGCAACGTCACGACGTTTTCTGTCACCGGTCTTTCGGCGTTCACCCAATACTTTTACCGGCTCAGGGCCGTCAACGGTGGAGGAACCAGCGCCAATTCCAACACGATAACGGTCACCACCACAATTCCTCTGACCAACCTCTTGGCTCAATGGGAATCCGACACACTGGTGTTGAACGACGGAGATCCCGTGGCCACCTGGAACGACAGCAGCGTGAACGCGCGCAATGCCACGCAGGCCGTCGCCGGGCAACGCCCGCTCTACAAGGTGAACATTTTCGGGACCAAGCCGGCTATTTTGTTCGATGGCAGCAACGATCAGTTGGGTTTCACGTCCACGGTGATTGGAGCGTTCACCGCGTTCAGTGTGATCATGCCACTGGCCAGCGGTTCGCCTTACTCGGTAGGACACCTGACCTGGGGGGAAGTGGCCAACCTGAAGGGGTTCATGTTGGATGGAGACGGCAGCGGCAGTTTCTTCGCGCATTGCACCATCCGGTCCGGCGGGGCGGAAATCCTCAACAAAAAAGGATCCTCGACCAACGCCTCTACAAAGCATCTGTTGACCTGGACTTTCGACGGCGCCGCCACAGTCGCCGCCCGCAACAACGGCGCGCCCTCTGTGCTGACCAATAACGACGGTGGATTTGGACCGATGACCAACGGACAAATCGGCATGGCCTTTGTGAATTACAACGGGTACATCGCTGCCATCATGGTTTATAACGCCGTTCTGAGCGCGGGCGACATCACGGCCGTCGAGACCTATCTCAACGGAAAATATCCCTGCTTCTGAAAACGTGCATCCGTTTCAAATTAGTCTTGTGTCTCCTGGCTGTGGCGGTCTTTACTTCGGCATGTCATATTACAATGGCAATTCACCAGACCGACACACCTTCACACGCCGAATCCAATTGGGTTGGAGATCCCTACTTTTCGCCGCGACGCTGATACTGCTGTTCGCCTGTCCGCTCTCCGAAGCAGCTTCCATCACCTTTGGCTGGACGGCTTCCAGCGGAACCGTTGCTGGCTACAAACTTTACCAGTCGAACAACGGCGGGGCTTCATTCGTTCCAGTACTCACAAACGTCACGACCACCTCCACGGTTTCCAATCTGGTCCAAGGCGTCACGTACCAGCATTACGTCACGGCTTTCAACCAGGATGCCGAGAGTCTTCCGAGCAACATTTCCACGAACCGGATTCCGTTCGCCGCGCCGTCCGCTCCCCAGAACCTTGTCCCGACGGTGATCTCGGCCACGCGCATCGACTTGAACTGGCGTGACATGGCGTCCAACGAAAAGGGTTTCAAACTGGAGCGCACCAAGGGTTCCTCAACCGATTTCTCTCTGGTGGCCACGCTGGCGCCGGACACGATTTCGTTCATCGACAATTCTTTGAAGCCACGGAGAAGCTACTGTTACCGAATCTACGCCTTCAACGATACTGGGAATTCAGGGTACTCCGGGCCGGCGTGCGTTAAAACCCTGAATCACTAGGATGTGCCGTACCCCGAACTCGGATTTCACCTATTCGTACCAAAAAACGGAGAGAGCCCGATGGTGGCCAATGTTTTCTCTTCTTACAGTGGCCGCAAGTTGGTCCGTTTCCACCGGATAGACGGCACAGTCATTGTTAGCGGCAAGACCCAGGTGCCGGTCATCCTTGGCATCGCCGAAAGCAGGGGAAAATTCCTGCCGCTTGGGGCGTTCAGCGGTGATCTTTGGGTGCCTCTGCAAGGTCTGAAAACAAGGCTTGCCCGCAACGGGAACGGTCATTAGTGTTCTCAACCATGAGAACAAAAATTACTTCGCTGATCGCTGGCGTCATTACCCTGTTTTCTTTCACGGCTCTGTCTCAGACCAGCACGAATCCACCGCCTGCTTCCACTTCCATATTTGAGGATATTGGAAACGGTCTCGGATCAGTCACCAACTGGGCCGGCAATCTTTATCTCACCTACGCTGCGGACGCGCCCACGCATGTCGGTGGTGGATTGCTCGCGCTCTACAACGTCAACAACAACGTCGGAGCCGGACTCGGTATAGACTGGCTGGGCGAGTTCAATCTTGTCTCCGCTGACGTGACGCTAAAGCTGCCCATTCACCCTCTCGCTGGACTTGGTTTCTCCAACATTGTCACAACTCCGTTTGTGATCGGCGGCATTGCCACTCCGATGAGTGGCGCCGGTAAAGCCAACGGTAACATTGCGAGCATCGAAGGAGCAGGAATTGAAATCGACTTCCTGAAGTGGAAGTCAGTGTCGATCGGTGGTGGTTACGCTTTCGTGAACTGGACTGGAGCAGGGGCTTATTCAGGAAAGCATCACGAGGTATTTGTAAGCTTTCACAAAGGATTTTAGTTCGGCGGCGAAAGCCCCACCTGCGACTCCCGCCGTGGATTTTTCTGCGGCGGGTTTTTTATGGCATCCTCTCGCCTAAAGTGAACGGCCATTCAGTGTCCTTGAATCCAACGTCCTGATCCCCCTCGTCATCTTCGTCGGAAGGGA